TAGGTGCTGTTGAGCGATCCCATCTTGGCCCCCTCAGTACGAGTAGGAGTTCGCCATGTTGGCGAGCGTCGCCAACATCTGCGTGTAGGCGTTCTGCGCCGACGTCGCCGCCATCACTTCGTTGCGCTGCTCGTCGACCCCCAACTGGCCCCTGCCGAGGGCGTAGTCGAGGAGCTCCTTCTGGGTGTCGAGCGAGAGGTTCTTCTCGGCGAGCGAGGCGTTTTCGGGAGCCTGCATGATCGGCAGGCCGCCCTGAAGAGCCGACGTCGCCTGCTGCTGGGAGCCCAACTCGAACTGCGCCATGCCGCTGTTCTTGCCCCGGGTGAGCTCGGCCCGCATCGCGGCCTCGTTGAAGGGACGCCCCTCGCTGGCGGCCTGCTGGCGGGCGGTCGCGATCTGGCGCTCGATGTCGGAGTTGAGCCCGCTCGCGTAGACGTCCGCCTCTCGGGTCTTGCCGGCCTCGAGGTCCTTGAGGTGCTGCTCGTACTGCGCGGCGTAGTCGGTGAGCTCCTTCGGAGCGGTGCCGGTGACGTTGATCTTGCTGACCGCCGCGGGAACGAGAGCGGAGCCGCCACCGAGACCGCTGGTGGCCGAAGCTCCGGTGGCGAAAGGATTCGGGGGAGCTCCTGGTGGCCCCTGCTGTCCCGGCGGAAGCGGCCGCACCACGCCGCCGTTGGAGTTCGTCGACCAACCCCCGCCCTGGTCGGGAGTGCGGGAGATCCCCGGAATCCGGATCCCAGGAACGGCGCTCGACATAGCTCCCTCCTCCTGCCGCCTATTCTACGGCGTGACGACGACCGTGACTGCTCGCTCGATCGTGCGCCCCTGGCTGTCCGTCAACGTCCCCGTGACCTGGTACTCCCCCGCGACGCTGAAGACCTCGTCGTAGTCCCCGTAGGTCGTCCCCGAGGCCCCGGCCGCTTCGACGTCGACTGAGGCCAGGTAGCTCCCGTCCTCGTAGCCGACGATCTCGAGCGTCAGCGGCAGGTTGGTCCCGTAGACCCGGTAGCGCAGGCTCAGCGTGTGGCCCAGCCCAACACCGACGGCCTGCGCGAGAGAAAGGTCGAGGAGCGACCATCCGCTTCCGTCGACCTGGTACTCGAGGAGGATCTCCCAGGCGGAGAGGTCCACCGGCCCGTCGATCTGCGCCGCGAGCCCCGCCGCATCCGTCCCCGAGAGGTTCCATCTGCCGAACGCTCTCTGGTCCCCTCCCAACGGATACTGCACGATCTCCTCGTAGGCGGGCGAGGCGAGCGTCGAGTTGGTCCCGGCCGGGGCGCCGGTTCCGCTCCAACTGAGCGAGTAGGTGATCGGGGAGGCTTCGGGTCCGTAGGTGTAGGTGGCTGTGATCCTCATCTCGAGGATGTACGGGAAGGTCGCGGACCTCATGAGGCCCTGGAAGGGGAGCTCTCGCCACTCGGATTCGCCGAGGATGCGCCACTGGAAGAGCATCGTGAAGCCGGTCTCGAACTCCTGCGGCCTCGACGAGCGGCTCGGCGAGTACGTGCCCCCGTAGCCCCGGTAGGCGAGGCCGATGGCGCCGGGGAAGCGCAGCCCGACGCAGAGGCCGCTTCCTGAGAGCTTCTCGATGTCAGCCCAGTAGTGCGTCCCCTTGGGAAGCGACTGGAGGACCTTCGTCACCCCGTCGATGACCTTCGTCGTGATGTAGCGCGAGGCCGCGACCGCGCGGCGCCAGAAGAAGCGGTCGTTGTCGGGCGCCATCTGGCGGTAGACCTGCTCGTCCCCCATGAGGAGGTTGAGGACCCACGGCGTCGCCTCGCTTTCGACGTGGGCCCAGAAGCGCTGTAGCTTCTTCCCGCCTCCCTCTGGGTCGTCTCCGGGCGTGTTGAAGTACATGACGCCGTGCCGGATCAGGCCGTCCTTGCCAAGTGGGTCTCCATCGTCGTCGCCGTTCGTCGGATCAGGATTGCGGATCTCGCCGTCGCACCAGCCGATCTGAATGTTGCCGTTGGCGTCGTAGAGCGCCGCCGATGCGCGACGCCCGTAGTTGTCGAGCGACCAGACAGGCTGATCCTCCTGGCCGCCCATCGCCGGCTCGCAGTCCTCGTAGGCGGCGACGTAGACGACGGTCCCGCAGCGGTCGCCCTCGAGCAGGCTCGCCGGCCTCCGAGGAGTGAAGAAGAGCAGGTTCTTTCCCTCGCGGTCGTCGATGGCGAATCCGGTCCCGAAGGCGAGTGCATTCTCCTTCCGGTCCTCGACCCAGAAGGGCTTGATGTCGTGACCCATGAAGTGAAACGTGGAGTTGTCCCACGTCCAGAAGCCCTCGAGTCCGGGGAACCACAAGCGCCGATGGATCTCGACGATGCCGCGGTTGTTGATGCAGCCGACGGACGAGTCGAGGCGGTCCAGCCTCCAGTCCGAATCGCCGTCCCCTGTGATCCGGACGATGTAGCTGCGGTCGACGCAGAAGACGATGAGCTCCTGGCCTGGCGTGCGCGCGATGGCGGTGATCGTCTCCCGGCCCAGCGTGTCGCCGTAGTTGTTCGGGTCCACGTACTGCGGATAGCCTGGGACGGAGCGCCAGAGCCGATGCGGGTACTGCGCGTTGCGCGCGTACCACATCGAGCCCGCGAACTCGACGCCGTAGAAGAGCCCGGTCGGAGGGATCCACCGCTGGTCGATGTCCGGCGCGATCTGGAGGAGGTTCTGGGTGAGGACGTTCTCCGTGATCGTGCTGATCCCGACCGGAGCCTCCCAGGCGAGGGCGTAGTCGGCGCCATCCATCGAACGGTAGCCGCGGATGTGCGTGACGCGCTTCTCGTGTGGCGCGTTGAGGTTGCTCCAGACGTAGCCCTTGCCCGTCATGCCGTCGAGCTCGACGATGTTGCTGCGCTCGGATTCGGCCAGGACGGCGTCGCCTTCCTTGTGGAGAAACGTCGTGAAGCAGAGGGCGGCCCCTGTCGAGCCCCCGGTGTCGGCCCCTTCGACGACAGCGATCTCGAGCGGAGGGGGCTTGATCCCCGCCGGCACCATGCTCCGCGTCTGCTTCTGGCGAACGAGGACGCGCGAGTAGGCGCCGACGATGTACGTGTCTCCGCGGTACGGGATCATGATCGGCGGTCGGCCCGTCGAGAGGATCCCTTGCGTCACCCAGTAGTCGTCGCTCCAGACCTTCCCGCTCGACGAGACGAGGTCCGTCGCGTAGCTCCCGCTGCCCGGCTGGAAGCGCTCGTAGGTGCGGGCGTAGAGGAGGGCCATCTTCTCTAGATCGTCCAGATCTCAGGGTGGCGAAGCGGAGTGAAGTTGCCCTTGGGGCTGAAGTAGCTGTGCACGTCCGAGGGAAGATCCCAGCGGAGAATCTCCTCCACGAGAGCGATCTCGCCCGGGATCAGGGCGCGGAGCCCTTCGTAGAGGTAGACGGATTCCTCCCCGTCCCACCGCGACCAGAAGACGAGGCGGTTGTCGAGGGCCATCGCGACGTAGGGGTCGAACTGGGTCTCTGGGCTGTACCAGGTCGGGTTGGGATCAGCGTAACTCGTCGCCCGGAGCACGAGCCCGGCGGTCCCGCTGACCTGGCGTCCGACCACGTAGAGCTCCCCAGAGACGACGATCGCCTGACCCAGCAGACGAACCGGGTCGGGCGCAACGGCGGCGCCGTCGAAGAACTGTGTCACCACCGCCGGCGTGCCAGCGTCCCAGTAGAAGAGGTCTCCGTGGTGAGACGCATCGGGCTCGCCGTTCTTGCTCCAGGAGACGATCGTGACTCGGTTGAGCCAGTCGGCCAGTCCCGAAATCTGGATCGTGCCGCCGGCTGTCGGAACCGGCCAGGTCCCGTCGACCCACGCGCCTCCCGCGGCGAGTTGGTAGGCGTAGCCGCCGGCCCCGTCAGCGGCAGCGAAGAGGATCTGCCCCTTGTGGGTGATGACGTGAGTCGGAGTTGCGGACGCCATCGTGTGCTCGACGGAGAGCGTCGTGCCGTCCCATCGCAGGATCTTCCCCTGATCGGTCGTGAGGTAGAGGGCGTCCCCGACGATGCGCGTTCCCGTCTGAGAGTCGTCCGCGCGCTCCGAGCGCACGCAGCCGTCGATGACGTGCCCGTTCGTCGCCTCGTCTGGATCGAGAGCGAAGGCGAGGTCGACTCGCGGCACCCCACCGTCGAAGGAGTAGGTGACCTCGAACAGGTAGCCGATGGTGTCGCTTCCGCCAGAGATCGGCTGGTCGCACATCGCGTACTGCTTCCCGCGAAAGGCGTAGATCGCGCGGCTCGTCGGGACGAGACTCTGGGCCGAGCGCTTCGCGGGCACGGTGTTGCGCGTCAGGGCGTCGGTCTGCCAGTAGGCGTGCGCGGGAGGGTCCTGGTCCTCGTTGAACGCCGTGACGGTGCCGGCGCCGTAGAGGCCGTACCGGCTGGGGCTGGTCGAGTCGAGTTGCACGAGGTCGAGGTGAACGGCCGTCCCCGCCCCTTCCGCGTCGTCGAGGTCCGCGAGGCCCGTGATACAGGCGTCCATCTGGGGCCCGGAGTCCGCTGACTTCGCGAGGCCGGGACGAGACTGAAGCTCGCTGTGCTCCCAGCGGACGTTCAAGAGCGCGTGAAAGCGATTGGGCGGGATCCGCGACGGGTCGCCGCGGCGGAACATCCCTCCCCAGTTGGGCATCTCGCCCACGCCGGGGCGTACCTGGAAGGGCTTGATTCCCTCGTCGCTCTGTTCGATCGGCACGGGCTATCTCCGGCCGAAGAAGGAGGGCAACTGCCGCACGGTCCCTTGGGATCGCCGGCAGGTGCGGAGCATAGACTGGAGGCCGAGCATGAAGGCGGCCTGGTCGTTCTTCCACCGGGCGTCGCCCTTCGATTCGCGCGCTTTCGCGCTGCAATACGGCAGGACGACGGTCTCGTGGTACTCGAGCGGAATCGCGCGCTCGAGGTTCTGGTCCAGTAGATCGTCCCCGCCATGGACTGCCGAGTCTGCGAGGTCGGGGGTCTTGGCGATGTAGCTCAGCATCAGGACGAGCTGCGTGTTCGTGGGGACCTGGATCAGCCGCGCCGGGGGGACCGCGACGACCTCCGGTGGGTTGTTGTTCTCTCCGGCCGGGACGTGCCTCGTCCCCTCGTCCGAGCCGAAGATGGCAAAGACCGCCGTGTTCTCCTGGCCGGAGTTTCTGATCTGGTTGATCGTGGTCTCCGGCTCCTCCAGCATCTCGAAGCCGCCCTCGCTCGTGTTGAAGAGGCCGCCGTACTTCCCGATCTGGAGGAAGTCGTCGGGGAGCTTCACGGAGCCGTCTACGAGGGTCAGGCTGGCCGAGGTGCGCGCGAAGGCCCAATCCCGATGGTGGCGGATCGTGTTGACGCCGACCTTCAGGTTGAAGAGGTGGCGGCTCCGGCGGTTCTCGTCCTCGTCGGGATCCGCTCCGGTGCTGTCGATGAAGGTGATCTGGTAGTCGATGACCTCGCTACACAGCACCGACCCCTCCCCGGCTTCAGGCGCTTGCCGGAGCGCCCTCGTCCTGCGTGTCCGTCCCGGCGGCCTTGACCGCCCCCAGGACGTCTTCGGTCCGCTTCTTGATCTGTTCCGCGATGGCCTTCCGCGTCTCGACGTCTCCCCGCAGGAGTCCCTCGAGCTCAGGCTTCTTGAGAGTCAGCCCGACGTTGGCGGCCTGCTCGAAGATCTCCTCGGCCGATGCCAACTCCGCCGCCACCGGAGTCGCGGGAGCGATCGGCGGCCGCGGCACGGCGGGACCGGCGGGCGCGGCATTCCCCGACAGGGCAGCGCGGATCGCGTCAGTCTCGATCGCCGAGAGGCGGCTCAGGCCGCGGCTCTGGAGATGGGCGATGGCCCACTTCACCTTCGGCTCCGACGAGGACGGCATGACCGGCTGGCCCATCCGCTGCAACTCCGCGCGCCGGGCGAGCTCGTCCTGGAGGTACTTCTCGGCTTCGCGGTCGCGCGAGGCTTCGTAGAGCGGACGCCCCTCGGCCATCGCTTCCGCGACCTCGTCCCAGCTTTCGACGACGGCCAGTCCCCGCTGCGTCACCTTCTCGCCGGAGACGCTCTCGAGGTGGGTGACCATCTCGTAGGCGTCGAAGCGCTTGATGCGGTTGCCGTCGATGACGGCATACTCGTCCTTCACCACGATCGTCCCGGGGATGAACTCGCCCTTCGGCGTCGTGGCGGAGGGCATCCGCCAGTGCTTCGATCGGTCTCGCGGGTCCGCGGAGTGGTCGCGGCTCGGCACCCAGAAGAGCTCCCCGTCGAACTGAAGCTGGAGGTCCTCGTCGCCGGGCCACACGATCACGTACATCCGCGTCCGGTCCGACAGCTTCTTCCTCGGCATCGCGTCTATCCTTCCCGGGGGGCGGCCCCGTGTGGGGTGAAGGCCCGGGGGGCGGCCGCCGGGCCCGGCATCTGCACGAACGGCTTTCGCTGTCGTCCGCGACGAACGAGCTCCTGGTACTCCTGCCAGTCCTGATCGCTGACGTTGTGCTTCTCGAGGTGATGTAGCGCCCAGCGCTCGAAGTCCTTCGTTCGGTACTCGAGCTCGCTGAAGGCACCGTCGCGGGCGCGGTCCTGGCGCTCTCGCGCCGCCTTCACGCGCTCGTAGTAGGCGGCAACCGTCAGCGCCTCGTACTGGAAGCGGCACCAGCGGTACGCCGACCAGTCCCACGGCAGGTAGCCCGCGGGCCCGGTCCACTTCGTCGCCTCACGGTCCTCGAGCACGGCATCGAGGAAGTTCGGCACCGGCCCTTCCCAGCCCTGCGGGACCTCGACGTGGAACTGGCGTCGGAGGTAGCGCGGATGGGGGTAGTGACGGCCGATCACATGATGCACGGCGAGGTACGGCTGGAACTCCCCGGGCGGCAGCCAGATTTGGACGCGCCACATCGGGATGACGCCCGGGTCGAACTCTCGGATCGCGGCGGTGACGGCCGGATCCTTCTCGAAGCCGGGCGGCGCGACGCAGGTATGCACGTCGGGGCCGCCGACACGCCAGGTGTCGACCTGACGGTCGAGCGGGACCTCGATGCGCCTACGCTGCCAGTCGCGCCAGCCCATCGTCAGATCTGCGTCGGGATCCTGCGCCCGTCGGCGGTGACGAGCGTGAGGTCGGCGAACGTCGTGCCGTCCGAGCAGACGACGTAGAGCGAACTGAGGTCGACGAGGAAGCCGGCCCAGCCGCCTCCGATCGGGAGCGTGAAGGTCTGGCCCGGAGCCAGCGCCTTCGTCGCGTTCAGGCCAGCGCTCGTCACGGTCGACGGCCCCAGGAAGACGACGCCGCTGCTCGGGGAGCCGTTCGCCTGCGGGGCGTTGGCGACCTCCAAGAACTGCGCCGCCTGCCGGCTCGTGCCGAAGCACGAGGTCGAGGAGAGCGCCGCGGCCGTCGTGCTCGAGAATCGCTTCAGCTTGACTGCCATCTGTTTTCCCTCCGTGCTAGGCGGCCGCGGTCTTCGCGGCGGCCCACGGGTTGCGTCGGTTGGACGTCACTGACAGGTAACGGCTCCGTCCCCGTTGTTCTGCAACGTCGTGTACCCGTAAACGGCTGTTGGCACGATCGTCGTGAAGGCCGGCGTGACCTTCACGTCGACTCCGGTTCCGTTCGCCACGAAGGTCGGAACCACCGTGCACGATCCGGAGTTGTTCGCCGCGGCCGCGGTCCCGGCCGTCGGCGTGCCGAACGTGAAGGAGGACGCCTTGTCGACGTATGCCTGGTAGACGTCCACGGTGTTGCTGTCGAAGTTCGTCCCGTCGTTGCAGGTCACGGTGATCCAGGCGTGGATCGAGCCGGCACCGTTCGCTCCCACGGCCACGTTGGCGACAGCCTGCGCCGTCCCGGTCGAGGTCGAGAGCGTCTTGCGGGGACAGACGATGAGTCCCGGAGCCTGGTTCTGGGTCGCAGCGCCGGTCGTGACGGGGAGGTTGCGCTGGATCGCTACGAGCGTCCCGGTCCCGCCGGCACCGCTGCCGGCTCCCGGAGCGAGCGTGAGGCTGCCGCCGGCCTGATCCGTACCGACGCCGTTGACGCCCGTGATCGTCGACGCCGCCGCGGCCGCGCCGCCGGAGATCTGCGAGTAGCCGCCGATCGAGTAGCTCGTCCCGGCGAAGTTGAAGACGTTCTGGGCCGTCGCCTGCGTCGAGCCGGTCCCGAGCGGAGGCCCGACCTGGCCGGTCAGCGTCCCGGCGGTCCCCGTGCCCGTGCCGAGCCCGGCGGTCAGCGTGAGGTTGCCGCCCACCTGGTTCGTGCCGGTTCCGTTCACGCCTGCGATCGTGCTGTTGCTCGCGACGGCCCCGCCGGAGACCTGGGCGTAGCCGCCGATGGAGTACGAAAGGCCGCCGAAGCTGAAAGCCGTGGCGAGCGAGTTGGCGCCGGAGCCGCTCGTCCCGGGAGGCGCGACCTGCCCGATGAGAGCCCCCGAGGCGCCGGTCCCGGTGCCGATGCCTGCCGCCAGCGAGACGTTGGTCCCGGCCTGGTTGAGGCCGCTCCCCGCCGTCCCCTGGATCGACAGGACGTAGACGTTCCGGAAGGTCTTGACGTCCTTGTTCACGTCGACGACGACGGGCTTCGATGCCGTGATGACGCCCGCGGTGACGCCTGTGAAGGTCTGGATGCCCCCGGACGTGCCCGGCTGGTACTGGGCCCACGCGGGCGCTGCCAGCAGAAGCGCGGCGCACCCGATCAGAAAGAAGTTGCGGAGCTTCATGTTCTCCCTCTTTGGGCTACCCCCCGCCACGCTCGGCGAGCCGTGACGGGGGGCGCCGCTCATTCATCTGGGGCGCTGCCTCTACGTGCCCAGGATCGGGTCGTTGAGGCTGCCGAGCTTGCCGTTGGCTCGGGGCATCGTGTTGATCTGGTTCTCGATCGAGCCCACGTAGGCCAGGAAGCCCATCGAGTGCACGGAGGTGCCGGGGATCAGGTGCAGGAGCGCGTCGTCGTCGATCCAGTCCATCGACATGCCTTCGTAGCGGCCGAAGGTGGACCAGGTCAGGAAGAAGATCGCGCCCGGCTCCGCGTCCGGCGCCGCCTCGAGGTCGACGTCCACGCCCGGCGCCAGGATCTTCAGCGAGCCGTCCTTGTAGCCGATCGTGTACTTGACGTCGGAGCCGGTCGGGCCCATGTAGCGGCGCTCGGCCTGGATGAACTCCACGTACTTGCGGCCCTGGCCGTCGTTGGCGAGGGCCCGCGTGACCTTCTGGCCGGTCTCGCGAGCGATGTTCGCGATGATGTCCAGGATCAGGGCCTCGTTGAGGTCCCGGTAGCCCGCGGAGCCGTTCTGGACGAACGCCTTGAGCTCGGGGTAGGTGTTCCGCGACTGCCCGTAGATCGTCAGGCAGAGCGTGCCGTCGTCCACGATGTCCCGCAGGGACCAGTGGGTCCGGCCGTAGGTGCCCTGGATGAAGATCGAGTCGCCCGGGGCCACCGCGCCCATGTCGGCACCGTCGTAGGTGACGGTGTGGGTCGAGCGGTCGAGGACCGTGATCTTCCGTCCGTCGGCCGCGCTCGAGCCCCGGTAGTTGCCGGACTGGAGCGCGTCGAAGGCCATGATCCGCTTGTTCTTGTGGAGCAGCAGATCGAGCATCGGCACGTCGCAGGTGAACTGGTTCGCGCCGGGGTTGGTCGCGACGATCGCGAGGCGGCCGCGGTTGGAGCCGACGTAGACCTCCTCGATGTACTTGCCGAGGTCCGCCACGGTCGACTCGACGCGGTCGGGCAGGATGCCCCCGGGGTTGAACGTGCTCTTCCCCGAGGTCGCCATGTTCTTCGTCTTGACGCCGATCTGGAACGAACCGACGAAGAGCTCCGGGTTCACCGTGCCCTGCACGCGGGTCGGGTCGATCGGGGCCTGGGCCGGGCCGGCGTCTGCCGGCGAGGCGACGTTCCAGGCGCTCGCCACGCCGAGGGGCACCACGGCGGTGTAGCCCTCGCGCACGACGAGGTTCACGTTCTGGAGGCTCTTGCGGTACGGGGCGTTCTTGTTGACCGGCTCCTCGAACGTCCCCGGCGGGTACTGCGTCTTCAACTCGGCGCTGATGTCCTCGATGGCGCCCGTGGTCATGTCGGGTCCTTCAGGCCGCCTACCACCCCTTCGCTTCGAGGGCCTTTCTCGCCCTCGCCATCTGGTCTAGTGGCGGCTTCGGGGGAGCGGAGCGCGGGGCCGGCGCGCCTGGGCGGCCGGAGACCGCAGCCTTGTTCTCGCTTCTCTTGGCGAAGTCGCGACGGGCTTCGAGGCGGCTGATCTTGGCGTACTTCTCGGCGTGTTGCCTGACGAGGCCCTCCACGTCGATGTCGCCGACCGGGGTGTTCCCGAGCTTCCGGAAGTCGTTCGTGACCTTGGTGAAGATGTACTCCTTGGCGTCGTCCGCCAAGTCCCCGAATTTCAGGTCCGTCACGGTCTTTGCGATCTGCGCGTCTACGTCCGCCACGACCGCCTTGAGGTCGGTCTGGGCCTGCTCCTGCTCCTGCTTTTGCCTGGCCGCGCGCTCGGTGACGACCTGCTTCGTCCAGTCTCGTTCGTTCACGAGATGGCTCAGTTCGCGCTGGGTCCGCTTCGCGTCGAGGCCGGAGCTCTGCCATTGCGCGTAGATGGCCGCGTATCGCGCTTCGAGGGCGTCGATGCTCCGCTGGATGTGCGGCTTCTCGTCCTCGGGCGTGTGCGGCGACTCGACCTGCCCCTTCAGCCGCTCGATCTTGACGTTCGTCTCGGTGAGTTGCTGGAGGGCGGCCGCCTGCTGCTGGTACAGGCCGTCGCGTTCCTGCGTGAGGCTCGTGATCTCCTGCTCGAGTCTCTGGATCTCTGGAGGGGGTGGCTCGTTCTTGTCGGCGGGCGGCGCCGTTCGAGCCTCGAGCTCCTTCACGCGGTTGCGTAGCTCCTCGACCGTCGAGTCGCTGCGTTCCTTGTGGAGTCGGGAGATTTCTCTCGTCTGCTCCCAGTACGAGGGGGCCAGGCGCCGCAACAGCTTCGCGTCGTCTTCCCCGGGGTACTTCGCTCGGAGGTCCTTCAGGTCTTGAGGCTCGTCTTCGCCAGGCTCGGCGGGCGGCGCCGGCTCCGGTTCTCCTTCTCCCGAGGGCGGCTCGGTGGGCTCGACGGGTTCCGTCGGTTCGGCTGGGACCGCGTCGGCCACTGGTGCGTCTGACATCGTGCGCCTCCTGCGGGCGGGCGGCGCCCGCTTCGGACGGCTGCATGATGCGTTACCTTCGGTAGCGTGTCAAGGAATTGGGGTCGAAGCAGCCTCCTGCGCTATACGTTGTCTCCTTGGCACACCGACCCCCCGCCCCCCGCTCCTCCCAGCCCTACCCGGAAGTTCAGTCGGTGAGACGGTTCCTGTCAGCCCCGAGCCCAGCCCAGCCCCGAGCCCACGCACGAGCGCCGGCACGAGTCCCCGGCTCAGCGCCTTCAAGGCAAAGAAGGCTCCGAACTTCCGGTATAGGGAGGGTTTCGCGGTGCGCGGGCTGGGGGGTCTCCCTCTCTTGCCTCGCGCGCAGGAGGTCCGCGTGCTGCTGGGCGCGGAGCCCCTGGACGGTTTCTGCTCGCCGAGTTGTCGCAGCCAGACCCAAAGAGGTCCCCGTTCTCTCCTTGCAGGGTCCAGCTTGGTGTGGGAAAATGTCCTCCCACGCCCTGCTGTGACCCCAGCAGGCACTCCGGCCCGGGTTGATCCTCCGGTCTCCCGGGCCGTTCGTCTGTCCGGCCGACGAACGCCGGCCATCCTGCGCCCGTCCTCGGACCCCTGTCAAGCGTTTTCCGCTTGACCCGGATGACATGCGTGCGAGAAGCTACCGCGCATGAAGAGGATCTTGACCGTGCTGCTTCTGACGGCTCTGGCCGCGCCCGCCGTAGCGGGCGAGGGGCTCAACTGGACGCTGATCCTGGGAGGTCAGGCGGCGGATCTGGGGAGCACGTACTACGTGCTCAACCGCTGCGCGGGCTGCCGGGAAGCGAATCCCGTGCTGGGCTCTCCGTTCGCGAAGCTGGCGGTGGCCGGCGCCGTGGGTTACGGGTGCCACGCGCTGCGGAGGCGCGGGCATGGGCGGACGGCCGGATGGCTGGCGGCGAGCTTCGGAGTCGTCGGCGGGGCGATCGCCGTCCGGAACCTGCGCGTGCGCTAGAGCCCAGCCAGTCCCGCGCTCGTGTCCGGAACCTGCCAGTACCAGATGTAGACCGTGCAGGGGCCTCCGCCCGTCATGTCTCCGGTGGGAAGCGAGAGCACGAGTCCTTTCCCGCCAAGGTTCGCCGCAGCCTCGTCGATCTGCCACTGGGGCTGGCCCAAGCGCCCCCAACGAGCGCTGCCGACGTTCGTCGAAGTGAGCCAACTCGTAACGGCCCAGGTGAAGATGGAAACAGCAGGACTCGCATTCCAAGAGAGCGTGAGATTCTGCCCCACCGAGGAGAAGGCGACCGTGTCTTCCTTGACGATCACCATCTGGAAGACGTCGTAGAAGTATCCCGACTTACCCGCCAGCAGAGTGATGGGGGAGGAGTAGAGGCTATCCATCTGGGCGGCCGAGAGCGTGACTTGGAGCTTATTGAGGGGCTTCGGCCAGTGGTCCAGGCCGCCCGATCCACCTGTCGATGGATACGTGTAGACCTGGGCCCAAGCGGGCGTGGACAGGAGGGCGAGGATGACGAAGAGCACTCGTCGCATCGCTTTCCCTCCTACCGGCCGAGCGTGATCTGGGCGTTCAGTGACTCGGTGTTCCCTGCTCCGTCCGCGTCGTCTGCTGTCCCGAATCGCCAGCCAACGCGGCACCGCGAGAAGAGAGAGAGGTCGAGGTTGACCGACTCCTCCACTGGGATCTGTGTGGCTGCTGAAGCGACGGCGCATCCGTTCGAGTCACAAGTGATCGGCGAGGTCCGCGATGGGACCACGACCCAAGGAGCCGTCGGCCAGGCCGGCGTCCTCTCAGTCGAGCACTCGAGCTTCATGTAGACGCCGCCCGTGTCCACGTTGTTGTCCACGGACCAGGTGAGGACCAGCGCTCGCCAGCCCGCCGTGAGGTCAACGGAGAAGTCGTCCGTCGGATCCGCGGTCACGTACCAGTGGGCATACTGGAAGGGCACGCCTCCTGCGGGGATCTTCACGGCCGGGCTCGAGATGGTGATCGAGTTGGCGGAGCCGCGTGCCGTCACCTTGCGCTCGTAGCGCTGGTTGTTGATTATGAAGGTGATGAGGTCGCCCTGGAGGACGTTCGTGAAGGCGTTGTTCGTGGAGACGCCGGTCACGGTGGTCGAGGCTGCGCCTCCCGTGGTGATGAGGTTGTAGCCGGGCTGCGGATCGTAGCGGCCGAAGGGGTCGACCCGGTTCTCGCCGGACGCGCCGGGAGGTAGGAGCTGGCCCCAGGTGGCCCACTGGAGGAAGTTGCCCGTGCTCGAGTCCCCCATGCGGATCTTGTCGGTCCCTGCGTCGATGCCCGTCATTGAGGCGTCGCTGACGCTCGTCACTGAGGACAGGTAGCATCCGGCGCCGAGGGGCCCGTTCGAGGTCAGCACCTTCGCCCCGGAGCCGCGCGTGGCGACGACGGAGAAGTCGAACGTGCAGGTCCGCGCCCGGCCCACGCAGTCGAGGCCGACGATCGTGACGATTCCGGCGGTGATCGACGAGTTCGCGTCCGTGATCGTGATCGTCTGGAGCCGGCACACGTCCGGCTGGCCTGAGAGCGTGTAGGTGTTCGACGCGACGACGTTCGTGTCGGCGAAGATCCGAGCGTCGTTCTGGGCGGCCGCGTTGAGGTCGTAGCCCGACTGGAGCGTCGTCGATCTCGACTGACGGTTGATCCGCACCTCCGTCTGAGCCCAGAGCGGCGCCGCCGCCAGCAGAGCCAGCAGCAACAGCGAGAGTCGCTTCATCTTCAATGCTCCTTTACCTGGGGGCTAGCCCCGCTGCGAGCGAAGCGTAGACCGCCGCCGCCGGCACCCCCTGCCGTCTCGCGTTCTGTGTGTCGACCAGCGCACGGTTCATGCCCTCCTGGGCGTAGCTCTGGACGGACGGGTCGTCTCCGAAGAGTCCGTGGAGGAAGTTCGCCACGGGCATCACGTAGGGTGCCAGGTCCGGATGCTGCATGGTGAACAGGTAGCCGGCGGCGTAGCGGTTCGCGACGTCCTGGTCTGCGGAGTTGTCGATCGGCGCCCCCGGCAGGCGCCGGCCGGCTGCCAGGACCTCCTTCTGGGAGGTCGGCATCCCATAGCGCAGGTTGCCAGCCGCATCAGCCATCGCGTCAGCGAGCGCGGCAGCGTCCACGTCAGCCTCGAGACGCCATCGCGTCCGCCGCCTGGGCCGCGGTCGCCTTGCTGCGCTTGCGGGCGTGGGCCCGCGCGATCCGCGCTCCGGTCTCGCCCGCCACCGCCCGCTTCCGCAGCAGCGGATTCGACGAGTGCTCGGCCTTCTGGAGCTTCGACGCCGGGATCGGCTGGTCCTCCGGAACGTGGAGCTCGCGGTGCAGCGCACCCCGGTTCTCCCCGAACGCCTCTTTCATCCAGTGCTCTGCCATCGGAGTCTCCTTCAGCCTCGCGCGGCCAGCGCGTCCGCAGCCTGCGAAGCCGTGACGCGCGGTTGCCGCTTCTTCTTCGGCGGAGGCGGAACGTCACCGCCGGCCTTGCGCTCCTCGCTGAGCCCGATGGCGACGGCCTGCTTCTGGTTCGTCACGACGGGGCCGGTCTTGCTGCCGCTGTGCAGCGTCCCGGCCTTCCACTCGTCCATCGTCGCCTTCATGCCCGGCATGGAACGGCCTCCGTTTCTACGCCGCGGCGACTTCCTCCGCGGCCACCTCGCGGCACGCGAGGATCTCGTCCTCGCGCAGCATGACGTGGTCCTTCTCCTCGAGGTCGATGCCCGAATGCTCGCCGAAGAGCACCTGCATCCCGACCTTCACGTACAGCGGCACCACCGCCCCGCTGGACGTCAGACGGCCGGGGCCGGTCGAGAGCACGATCCCCCGGTTCTTCCGGCGCTTGTGGGCGTCGGCAACGACGATGTCGGCCTCCTTCGAGAGCTTCTCGTCGGGGGCCTCGCGCTCCACGATGACCTTGTCCCACAGCGGCGTCCAGATGCTCTCCATCGTTTCCTCCTGCCGGGGTCGGCCCGGCGGTCTCGTTCTACCGCTCCGACATCGCCTCCGCAAGCTGCGCCGCCGTGACCTTCGTCCGGCTCTTGTGCTTGGCGGCCGCCTTCCGGAGCGATCCGGGGGCCGGCTCGATGATCGCGTGCTGCGGCGGCTTGGGCCGAGGCTGGCCGATCGCCGGGGGCCGAGGAAGCGGCTCCGTGGCGAGGTTGGAGCCTGAATCCATCCTGTCGTCGTCCTCGTCCGGCTCCTCCTGCGGCGGGGGCTGCGGCTTCTTCTTCTGTCCGAACATGCTCTCCTCCTACTGCGGCGGCGGGGGTGCGGCGTTGGTCTGGGGCGGACCGGGGGCGGGCGGCGCCGCCGCGGCCTGCTGCTCTTGGGCGAGGATGCGGAAGGCTTCGATCACGGCGCGCATCTGAAGCAGCGGCATGAGCTTCTGGATCCGCGCTCCCTCCGGCGCGAGCGGGACCCCGACCTGCTGCGAAACGGCCACGGCCAGGCGCGCGTCACCGAACTGCGGCCCGAGGATCTTCATCCAGCACGCCAGGATGCGCTGCTGGAGCGGCTTCGGCAGGAAGCCGTTCTGGGGAGGCGGCGGCGTCGGAGGGATCTGCTGCGGCGGTGCCGCGGGAGGCTGCCCGGCCTGCATCGCCAGTTGAGCCGCCTTCTGGGCGTGCGCGTTCGCGGCCTTCCGGATCTGCTCGAGTTGGTTGTAGATCCCCTGCCACGCCTCCGGCGGCTGGCTGGAGTAGATCGACCGTTGCGCTTGGTCGGTCTGCTGCATCTGGGTGAACGTGTCCTCCCAGCCGTCGAGCGCGGCCATGACGCTCGGGAAGCCGACGGCCTGCTGCATCGAATACGCTTCGTCCTCGAGCCAGGCGACCCCCAGGACCGCGTACCAGACGGCCGGATCGAAGAGCGTGTCGATGATCGGGACGGCTCCCGTCTGGACGAAGTCGGACCAAGCCATCTCGGCGCGCTCGATCTGGACCGACTGCTTCTCGTCGATCTTCGGCAGGCTCATGTTTTCGAGGAGTTGCTCGCGGGCGAGCGGCGTGTTGATCTGGTAGAGCTGCATCTCGATCGCCTCGGCCGTCGCCTCCTTTAAGAAGAGCCGCTGGTCGACGCCCTGTTTCGTTGTGACCCGCACCCGGCGTGCACCCTGAAGCGTCTCCGCCCTGAAGCTCTTCTCCTCGAAGATCCCCGAGTCGTTGCGGACCTCGTAGGCTGCTTCCTCCTGCCGGAAGGTCTTGGTCATGATGAGCAGGTGTTGGAAGACGCTCTCGTAGACGCCTACGAGTCCCCGCTCCATCGGGCCGCGCTTCTCCTGTGCCTGGTCCGACATGAGCATCAGGCCCGAGGTCGTCTTCACGGAGCCGGCCGGCTGGCCCATCTCGATGTCCTGCGGAGCGCCGAGAAGCTGCGCGTCCGCGAGGCATTGCTGGTACTCCTGGTAGTAGGGGCTCGCGGTCAGGGCCGGGACCGGCTGGAAGCCGTCGCGCGGATTCCACTCCGGATGCTCCCCGGTGTCGTACTCCATGACCTGAAGCGATCCCTCCTTGTCATCCCGCAGCGTGATCTCGACTCCCTCCGGCACCCAGACGCTCGGCTTGCCGCGCTCACGGAGGTCCATGCCCTGCGCGATGATCTCGTTGATGCGCCGGTTCGTGGGGATGAGGTCCTCGACGAAGCTCGTCCCGAAGAAGTGGCCGGGGACCTTCCAGTACCGGGCGACGTGGTACTCGACGCGCGGGACGAGCACCTCCTTGCCGTTCTCGTCGGTCGCCGGCACGCAGAGCGGCCGCGAGATGACCTGGTTCTGGTTGGCGATCCGGATAAAGTGCGCCCCGAACTCCTTCCCCGGGACGCCCGGCTGCGGCTTGACCACCGTCTCCCAGACGCGAGCGTGGGCCGCGAAGACCTCGTTGCCGACGGACTGGTAGACGCTCGGCTTCTGGAGCAGCGCCGGATCCGAGAAAAGCGGATCGAGCCGGATCAGGGTCGACGGATCCTCCGCGTTGGGATCCTCGTCGAGGTCGTCTCCCCAGCGCTCGAGGATGTCCTCGATCGACATGACGCTGAGTTGGTGGTGGACCTTCGCATTGTACGGATCCTTGTGGACTCCGCCGTTCTCTGGGTAATACTCGTGCATCGAGACGACGTCGAGGGCGCTGTCGCCCTTTGGCACGGGCATCCCGAGCGGATTTCCGATCGAGTCCTTCCGCTGCGCCGCCTCGTCCTCACTGACGTCGTACTTCTGGACCGGCTGGCCGCAGAGGGGGCAGGTGTGCAGACGGACCGTCGCCGCGGTCATGCCCGGGACCGGCTCCGGACGCTCGACCGTGTCCGGGCGCGCGATCGGGACCATCTGGCCGGCGGGTCCGGGGAAGCCGTCCGCGAGGAAAGAGGCCGGCACGACGTCGCTTGCGAGCAGGAAGTTGCACTGGGGACAGGAGACCGCGTCGGGACTGCCGATCGTGACCGTCTGCGTCTGGACCTCGTCCCAGTAGGTCTTGACGATCAGCGTCCCGTCGACCACGAAGTTGAAGATCGCCTGTTCCCGTTTCTCTCCCCATGCGAGCCTGTACGCCTCCGAGACGAGGATGTCCTTGGCGGCACGCGCGGCAGCGACCCAGGTAGGGACGTTCCGCGAAGCCAGCACGTCGGGGACGTACTCCTTCTTTCCGAGCCGCGCGACCTCGTTGCGAACCGCGACGCGGGTGATGTTCATCACCGGCCGCTTGAACGCAGCCAGCGTGTCGCGCTTGTGGACGCCGAAGAAGTGATAGGCGCCGTTGCCGGGGGCCAGCCCCCAGTTGGGCTCGATCCACTGGTTCCCCATGTACATCCACGAGCGGTGCGCGGCCTTCAGCGTGTGCCAGCGGCGCCTCGGCGAGAGCGGATTCATCATCCGCAGCATGTAGTTGCGGATCTTGTCCTCGGGGTCCTCCAGGCTTGGGATGGAGTTGTCCTGCCAGTTCGCGCTCAGAACCGGAGCGGTCTCCGTCTCCATTGGCTATCCCCTGTTCTCGTCGACGATCACGAAGTCGGGCTCCGGAGGAACCTCGAATCCCATCGGAGGGATCTCCTCGGCGCGGAGGACGCGCGGGGGCGGTGGAGTCCTGGGCTGGCGCAGCGAGGCCGCCACGCGCTCGTTCGTGCGGGGCGCGGCGATTTCCGCGAGCCGCCGGTTCTGGAGGTCCATCTGGTCCTGGGCCCACCGCACCTGAGCCACGAGGCGCTCGATCTCCTGGTCTTTGGCGCGGCACGCCCTGCAACGAAACAGGTCAGTGAGCACGGCCCCGCCTCCTTCCGATCGTCGCCAGCACCTCGCGCTGGACCATCTCCCGGGCCTCCGCGTGGAGCTCGGCAAGGTCGCGCTTCGCCTCCTCGCCCGTGAGCCCGTGGAAGCGGCGAGCGTGCTGGACGATCGCGGCCTTCGAGCGGCTGTTGCCCAGTAGGTCGCAGATCAGCTTGCCGATCTCGTAGCGCGAGAGCTCGACGCAGGCTAGGCGCCGCGCCATCTCCGCGAGGACGTGCGGCTCGATGCCCAGCCCCATCGCTTTCTTCCCCTTCATCCTGGTGTCGACCAGCACGAGCAGCACGTCGGTGTTCGACTTGAGGCCGGGGCGGTTTGGGCAGCGCCCCGTCCAGTCCTCCACGATCTGCATCATCTGCTCGGGCGTGATCGCCTCGACCTCGGCTGTCTTGACGAGCATCAGTAGGTGCTCCAGCCGGCGAGACCCAGCGACGGATCGCGCTGCGCTCGCCGTCGGTCCTCGTAGAGAGCGTCCATCCGCTTTGTGATCGCGTCCTGAAGCTGCTTCCGGTGCAGGGCCACGAGGTCCACGGGCTCGTTCTGCGCCAGCGCCTTCTGCTCGCGACGCGCCGCGGACCACGAGGCCGGCATGAGATGCTGGACGCCGTGGACGAGCATGTCGACCAGGTCGTCGTGCTCGCCGTAGGGGAAGGCGGCCGCCTCGTTTACGAGCTTCTGGGCGATCTCGCAGAGGCCCGGGTCCGGAGGGTCGATCGCCTCCTCCTCGTCTGGGCGGATCTCGCGCGGCAGGTAGAAGTGACCCGCCTCGATGTAGCCCGAGACGGAGTTCACGCCCCAGTTGAGCCGCGTCTCCTTCGAGCGGTTGCCCGTTCGGACGGGCAGGATGCCAGGAACGGTATGCTGGAGAAGCTGGATGATCGCGGGCCCGGACGCGGTCTCCTCGATGAGGATCCGTTTCGCGGTCGGCCATCGGCGCCGCATCTCCTGGATCGCCCGGATCGTCTTCGGCGTGTCCAGTCGCGCGTGCGTCGCGTCGAGCAGGTACGAGTCCTCGCGCCGGATCCCGATGACGCCGCCCGCGACGAAGTCGCTCGAGTCGACGTCTTTGAAGGTGGGATCCCAGACCTGGATGATGCGGTCGAAGGACGAAGGGTCCTGCCGCTCCGTGTAGTAGCGCCACCAGTCACGCCGAATGCCGGATCCTTCGGGGGCCGTCGGACGCTGCTGGTAGAGCGCGTTGAAGACCCGCGGGCTCTTCCGGCGGACGTCCTCGTAGAAGTCCAGAGGGTAGCGCTCCGGCCAGAGGCCCTCGCCGGGGAGCCGGCCGAGCGGATCTCCCTCCTCCGCGAGCGCCGGTAGACGGAGGACGCGGCACTTCTCGGGAGAGGTCTGGAGGATGCGGCCGATCAGGTCGTCCTCGTGCCACCGGGTCATGACGACGACGATGATGGCCGTTGGCGAACGGCGGGTCAGGAACGCCTGCTGCCACCAGTCCCAGAGGTTGTCGCGGATGATCTGACTCTGCGCGTCCTGCGCGTCCTTCACCGGGTCGTCGACGATGCCGATGTCGAAGCCGAAGCCTGAGATGCCGCCGCCGACGCCCCGGCACTCCATCCCTCCGCCGTCCCGCGTCCCCCAGCGGTGCGCCGCTCGCGAGTCCTCGAGCACGGAGGTGCCGAGCATCGGGTAGTTCGTCTCGATTATTTGCCGAGTCGCGCGGCCGAACTTCGCCGCGAGGTTGAGTCCGTAGGAACAGAGGATGATCCGGGTCGAAGGTTCGAGAGCGAGTGCCCAGGCGGGGAACCACTGGGAGGTCTCCGTGCTCTTCCCGTGCTGGGGCGGCATCATGACGAGGAGGATGGACGGCTGGCCCGGTTCTCGGCGGTAGAGGCGGACGAGTTCGTCGCTCAGGAGCCAGTGGTACTTGCTCGGAACCCACGGCTGGGCGGACCCGCGCGTCAGCGTAACCGCGAGAGCCGCTGGGCTCACGAGATGCGCGTATTCGTCGGCGCGGATCGGATCAGCCATTCCGGTGTCTCACTCCAGCCGCGGCCGCTTCCGCTTGAGTTTACCGCCGCTCGCGATGACGAGGGCTTCGACGTGCTGGGCCGTCCAGTCGATCACGTCGTCCGCCTGGCGCAGCTTCTCCTCGAGAGAGGTGAAGCGGCGCTCGCAGGAGGCAGGGAAGTCGGAAAGGGGACACAGCCCGGGACTGGCAGAGGTGCCATTCTCTTTGCTCACGAGACCTGCTCCTTGGGAGTGAGTTCGCGCAGCCTCTCGCGGGCGCGCTTGAGTTGCTCGACTGCCGAGGCCCGCTCTTCGATCACCCGCTGGAGCTCGACGACGTCGCCCGCCGAGACGCTCAGGGTGAAGAGGACAGCGATGCAGAGCGCCGTCAGGAGTTCGTCCCGCGCCTCGTCGCGCAGGCGGCGCCGACGGGCAGCGCGGTGCGCCAAGAGCATGAGCGTCACAGAGCCTCCGCTGAAGATCCCCGCAATCGCGATTGCCGCGATCCGCAGCGCGAGATCGGCCCCGGGGCTCAATGCCCGGCAGCGGTCGGCGGAACGGACGCCGGGGCAGGGCTCTCATGCGGCGCCTGCAAGTAGTGGCCGAGGCCGATCCAGACGCCGGCCATCGCGAGCGGACCGAGCTGGTGGACGAAGTCGGAGCCGCAGAGCGCCGTTACCTGCTGAAGCAGCCCTGCGACGGCTGCGCCGAGGAGGCCCGTGATCGTCGCCTTCCCGGCCGCGTTCTGGAGCGGCTTTCGCAGGAAAAAGTACGTGGCTCCGCCTCCGAAGCCAGCCGTGAGAATCGAGCTCAGGTTGGTCAGTAGGGCCGGGCAGGCGGCCGTGTACTGCGCGACGATGGCGGTGAGGACCGCCCCCACAACGGCGAAGACCGCGGTCATGAGGGCGCGGCCGCCAGCCGAGAGGCTCAGCCGGTCTCGGACCTCTTTCAGCGTGAGCAGATGCTTCACGTCCTGAATCAGACCCATCTCAGTCTTTCCTTTCCCAGAACATCGCGCGGACCATCAGGATGAAAACCACGAGGCCGACGAGCGCGACCGGCACAGCCGAGCTCGCGAACCGGAAGTGATACCAGAGGACGAAGCAGATCGCGTCGAGGACGAGGTGGCGTCCCGCGATCCAGCGTACCGGCTTCCCATCCGGCCTCGGCTTGATGCCGAACAGCCAGAAGACGAACTCGCTGAAGGTGCCCCGCGAGAGGAGCCAGCCCCAGAAGCCGGTCGTCTTGTGCTGGTGCGCGGCGAGGAGCTCGGGAACTAGAAACGCGACCGTGATCCCGAAGAACCAGTACCAGAAGATCGGCACGAAGGGCTGCATCTATGGCCTCAGTAGAAGAGCGATCGAGGCGACGTACTTGCCCGCCGACCCGACCGCCGCGTCGACCACCCAGGCACTATGATCCGTAAGCTGCGCGTGCGTGGTTGCCCCGACCGCGAAGCCAGAGAGCTGCTGGTACATGCCAGCCCCGATCTCGGCACGCCAACTCGGGCCCGCGAGCCTGAGTCCGACCATCGCGGTGCAGGTGCGGGCGAGGGTGGGTGACACGCCGTTCTGCGTCTGCAACGGAACCGCGTAGCCAGCGAAGATCGCCGGCGCGATCGTGATGGTGTATCCGGTCCTCGAGGTGTCGGCCACGTTGAGAAAGAGGAGCGCGTAGGCTTCGGCCGCGGTGAAGGTCGAAGGCTGATTGGGCTGGTACACCCCGCTGACGCCCATCGTGCGGACGCGCAAGCCGCCGCCCCAGCGGCCCATCCCCGCGATGAGCGAGATCTGGCCTACGGGCGTGTACTTCTGCGCGGAGTTGGCGGCGTAGGTGCTCTCTCCTCCCAGCCAGACCTGCGCGAGCGGCTGGACGGCCTGCGGGTCAGGTACGGCTGGCGTGTTTTCACCGGATGCGCCACCCCCGGCTACGGCTGGCGATACATCGGATTCAGACCCGTCGTATCCGACAGAAGGCATCACCTCCTCACAATGCGCGATCACCGCGCCCAGGCCCAGGACGAACAGGGCCAGACACGCAATGAGGATCGCCGAGCAGCCGAGGTCGGTGGCGAGCGGGTTGCGCAGCGACTTGCGGTCGAGCCGGTAGGCCGCCGCGGGCAGCCATTCGAGGAAGCGCGAGAGGAGCCGGCGCATCAGCGTTTCACCGTGAATGCCGCCTTGCAGGCGTTGCAGTAGTAGCCGAACTCATGGCCGTCCATCGACTGATAGTCGTTCACAGCCGGCTGGCCGCACTTGGGACAGGGCACGGGCGCCCAGCCCTGCGGGTTGTAGTCGAAGTTGGCTTGCGGCTTCGGCTTGGCCTTCCAGAAGAGGAGCAGCCACGCGAGCAACCCGCCTGCTCCCTTGAACCAGTCGCCGGGCTTCATCAGTAGGCCACCGGCGGCACCGGGCCGCAGAGTGACGCCGCGACGCCGGAGCCGCACATCTGGAGCGTCTGGGTCCAGCCGTTCGCGGTGCATTGGCTCCAGTTCGCCGGATTCGGAGCGCCGATCGCCTGCGGGGCCGGCTGTGCCACGCACCTCGCGTTCGGCTCAGGAACGCCGGGAGGCGCCGTCGATCCGTCGAGCCGGCCCGCCGCCCAGCGCTCGCGGCCGTAGCGCGCAGCCGTCCCGTCAGGGCCGAGCGGGCAGCACTGGCGTCCGGCGAAGCCGTAGGCGTTGCACATCGCGGCGTCGCAGACGCGGAAGGTGAGGTCGAGGAGGGGGACGGCCTGGCCGGAGGCATCCGTGATCTGGCCCAGCAGGTGCCCTACGATCTGGAGCTTCGCGCGGTCGGGCAGGGGCGCCAGCGCGGCCAGCGGGTCCGGCGTCGGCGTCGGCCCGGGCGCGGCGCCGCCGTAGCTCCAAACACCCTTCATCGCTCCCGTGGTGTTCGCATAGGCGCCGTTCGAGGCGAAGACGTGCCACTCCTCGCAGCGCCGCACCGGGCTCGAATCGCAGACGAAGATCGCGTCCGACACCTGGCCGCTCGCGCTGATCGACTGCGCAGCCACGACCGGCCGCAGCCACGCCGAGAGCCGCGCGTAGCCGGTCGCTACCGGCACCGCGAGCTTGAGCTCTGAAGCCCAGTGGCTCGGCTCGGCCTGCTGATAGGCCTTGACCGCAGCCGTCACCGTGCCGAACTGCGTCGCGCTCATGTCGCCGGCCTTCGCGGTCAGCTTGCTGTCGTCCAGGTAGGGCTGCGGCGACGGCAGCGGCGCCGGGGTCGGCGTGGGTGTCGGCGTGGGGACGGGCGTCGGCGTGGGAGTCGGAGCCGGAGTTGGGGTCGGGGTGGGCTGCGGCGTCGGCACCACGACCGGGCCGCCGCACGCCTTCTCCGCCGCAGCGACCGCGTCAAGGCAACTCTGCGACCCCAGCACGCAGGCTGCCGGAAGCGCCTCCGTGGCGGCCTGGCACTCTGCCGATGGCTTGCAGCTTGTCAGCAGCGCCGCCAGGACGATCAGCGCCACGGCGAGACCGAGCCGCTCTGATCGGGGCATCAAGCCTCCCTTACGCTCGACCCTGGTACGCGATCGAGACGTGGTTGTCGTCGCGCGTCTGGAAGCGACCGCCCCAGCGGCAGAGCGGATCCAGCGATTCCCAGTAGACGCCGAGGTCGGCCCAGGCCGGATCGCCGCCGTCGGAGACGTAGGTCCAGACGCCGTTCTTCTTCACGAACAGGTTGAGGTCCTGCGCGAGGCCGAGGTAGTGGAGCGATCCGAGCATGTGCTCGCCGTCCTGGCGCAGCACGCCGTCGGCTCCCTTCCGCGGAGTGAGGATCTTCCCCTCGCCGGCCGTGAGGGCGTAGCCTCGCGACTGCGCGTAGGTGAAGAGCTTGGCGAGGCAGGCGAGCAGCAACACCTCACGGTCGAACTGGCTCCGGTCGTCTGAGTCACCCATCCTTCGTCTCCGGCGTCAGCGTGATCGGCAGGCCGGCGCTCGATGCGATGGCGAGATCGACCTCGCGGGCCTTCTCTGGATCGTTGTGGAGGATGCGCTTCGCTTCCTCGCGGATCTTCTCGAAGCGCTCGTCGTCCGCGGCCGTCGCCTTCGGATGGTGAACGGTCCAATCGCCCAGGCCCAGCTTCCAGAGGTAGGGCTCGATCGGACCCGCGAGTCCCGCCTTGAGCCGGATCTGGAGCTCGGCGAGGTACTCGGGATCCGTGATGAGCTTGAGGGCGATCTCCTTCGCACGTCCGTGGAGAGGCTTGTCCCCCTTGAGCGTGAGGCGCCAGTCCTCTACGCCCTTCTGGAGGGCGGCCGTATCAGGAGCTTCCGTCGACATCGGGATCCGATCGGAGGAGCGAGTAGCAGTCCGCGCAGAAGACCTGGTCCTCGATCTGAATGTAGGACGGCCAGCAGCGGCGCTCGCAGTTGCAGCAGAGCGGGGCCTCCCCGGAGGAGCGTGAGTCGGTGGTTCCCACCGGCACAACTTCTAGTGGTTGCGCCACCGGCTCCCTCCTGCCGCTAGAGTGTCTACGTTTTGCCCAAGGCGCGCAAGGAGTTCCTCTACTTTCCCCTTGACATGCGCGCGACGGTGGCGCTAGAGTCCGTCGGCATGGCAGGAGTGATGGTCAGCAAAGAGGAAGCCTCGTCGGCGGCAAAGGTCGCGAACGCCGTGGGCTCGACTCCTCTACAGCGGTCCGAAGCGTTCGCCCTTCTGGCCCGACGGCAGGCCCAGGTGGTCGGAAAGAGCGCCAAGCTGGTCCAGGCCCGCAACGCCGCCCGCGCGTTCTGGGACGGAAAGAGCGCGGCCGAGCGGGCGGCGATCATGCGGAAGCGGCGCGCCAAGGGCGTCAAGCTCCGCCAGAAGCGCATGAAGGAGATGCAGAGCAACCGCGAAGGGAAGTAGCCCAAGCACAAGGAGATCAGTAACTTGACGAGCGTCGGCCCCCCAGACGCGACTCATCCCCGGCCCGGCCTCCACACCAAGGTCCCCTACGACGTCTACGCCGCATGGCCGGCGATCAACCACTCGAGCCTGCGGCACTTCAGCAAGACGCCCCTCCACGCCCGGCAGGCCCTCCTCGAGCCCCCGAAACAGACACGGGCGTTCGAGTTCGGCTGGTGCGCGCACATCGCGATCCTCGAGCCGGAGCGGCTGGAAGAGGAGATCCTCCCGATCCCCAAGCTCGACCGCCGGACCACCGCCGGCAAGCTCCAGTGGGATGCTTTCCAGCGGCGGGCGGCCGGGCGGAAAACCGTCCAGGAAGACGAGATGGACAAGCTGCGAGGGATGCGCCGCGCGATCGACGAGCACCCGACGGCGCGGGAGATCCTCCGGGGCCAGGGGTCGAACGAGGTCTCCGTCGTCTGGACGGACAAGCAGACCGGGGTCCTCTGCAAGGGTCGGCTCGACCGCCTCGGAGGGATGCGGAACCGGGGCGACCTCCTGCCGCGCGAGGGGCTCGACCTGGGCGCCGAGGTCACGGTCGTAGCCGATTTGAAGACGATCGGGGAGCCGGCCGAGCTCCGGGTCTTCGAGCGCCAAGCCGACAACTACGGGTACTTCGAGCAGGCCGGGATGTACCTCGACGGGCTGGACGCCCTGTCTCCGCGGTCGGACCGTCACTTCGTCTGGATCGTGGTCGAGACGGAACCTCCGCACGGGGTCCGCTGCTTCGAGCCTGACGAGGAGGCGCTCGCCTGGGGGCGCAAGCAGTACCGCCAGCACCTCGAGATGTACGCGGAGTGCAAGCGCACGAACGTCTGGCGCGGCTGGGACGATGGGGTCGAGACATGCTCGCTTCCGCCGTGGCGCAGCAAGGTCTTCGAGCTCTCCCAATGAACGACCTTCGAGTCGAGGTCCGGTTCAAGAACCAGCGTCTCTTTGAGGAGTGCTGGCGTCGTCGGAGCGACGATCCGCGCAGCACGGGAACACCCGAACTGGCGCGCCGTGCCGGGATCAGCTACGGGACGCTACTTGGCTACCTCAACTGCGAGATATCCCCAAAGAGGATCCTCCGGTGCCGCGACGGAAAGAAGAACTGGCGGAATGGGGAGATCGCCTGGAGAATCTCAGCGCAGAAGTTGGCAGAATTCCTCGGGGCACTTCCGGAGGAAATCTTTCCTGAAGCGCTCTATCCCCAGGTCGAGCAGGCTCGACGCCACAAGTTCGCGTTCGTGGTGGACAGCGCCCGGCTCCTCCCTCTGGCGGCGGCGCGCGGGCTTCTCGCGAAGCCGGGTCTGGACGAGCGGCTGGACCGAGATTCGTTGAGGAGCGCCGTCACGGCACTCTTGTCGACGCTCCGTCCGCGCGACAGGCAGGTGGTCGCGCTGCGATTCGGACTGGACGGCGAACGAGAGCACGGTCTCGAGCAAGCCGCAAAAGTTCTCGGGGTCTCTCGAGAGCGCGTCCGACAGATCGAGTCCCGGGCGCTTCGAGCGCTGCGCGAACCTAGAAGATCCCGACACCTCAAGACGTTCCTCGATCCGTTAGGCGTATAGGGGACACCGGAGGGCGACGAATGGAATACGAGCCGTTTCTTCTCTGTGAGGGTCGCTGTCAGCCGAGGGTCACGCGGCACCGCCTCGTCGAGCGCGTGCCCCAACTCGAGCCGGGAGGCAGGGTCGCCGGATACAAGCTCTGGCACGCCTGCGTCGAATGCGGAGCGCCGCGGGTCTACGGATCCGAGCAGGCCGTGACAGAAAGGGCCCACGCGAGTGTCTGAGGAGCAGGCGATCACGGCGGTCGGCATCCCGCAGGACGAACTCGCGAAGGCCGAAGCGAAGGTTCAGGAGCGCGTCAACACCGCGCAGGGCCTCACGATCAGCGAGCGCGGCGTCACCTTCCCGACGGTCAAGGAAGCCGTGGCCTACGCCGAGGCGTGCTACCGGAGCAACCTCCTGCCCCAGCAGATCAAGAACGGGGCTCAGGCGTTCGCCCTGATGGCCGCGGGACTCGAGCTCGGGCTCAAGCCGTGGGCCGCCTGGCGCAGCCTCTACCTGACGAAGGCCGGGCGCGTGGCGCTCCAGACGAAGGGCGCGCTCGGGCTCGTCCGGAAGAGCGGGCTCCTGGCCGACTACAAGGAGTGGACCGAGGGCAGCGGCGAGACGCTCAAGGGCTGCGTCATGGCGAAGCGCGTCGGCCAGCCTAGCGCCATCGTCAAAGAGTTCTCCTGGGAGGACGCCAAGACGGCGAAGCTCCTCGAGAAGCGGCGCAGCGGCTCCGGAGGGGAGTACGACTCGACCTACGACCTCTACCTGAAGGACATGCTCATCTCGCGGGCGCGCGGTCGGGTGCTGGACGAGGGATTCTCCGACGTGACGCTGGGCATCCCGACCGAAGGGATCGCCGAGGACGCCGACGCGGCCGAGCAGGAGCGCCGCGGCTCCGTCCCGGTCGAGGCGAAGCCCGTAGTCCAGGGCCCGGATCCGCTGCTCCAGCAGATCCAGCAGAACGAGCGCGCCCCGAGGGTCGATCCCGCCCTCGAGGCCGCGATCTCCCAGTCCGTCGACGAAGCTCTACCGTCGCCCTCCACAACCGAGGGGGCCCCGGAGCAGGACGCCCCGCAGCAGCTACCACCTCCGGCTGCTACGCCTGCTCCGGGGCCCGCGAGAGAGCGTGTGATCGCCGCCGCTGAGAAGGCTCTCGGCGTGCCGCCGCCCGGCACGCCGGCCGCCCGAGCCGCGGAGAAGCCGGCCGCCAAGACGAAATGCGAGCGCTGCGGCACCCGGCTCAACGAGCTCGGAGGCTGCGAGCTCTGCGGCTGGCCTGGAAAGGACCTGCGCTGATGCCCACGAAGAAGCGGCCGCACCTTCGCGCCGTCCGCATCCAGATTCGGGATGTCCTGGGCCTCTCCGAGTTCGGGATCGAGCCGGGCCGGATCAACGTGATCGGCGGGAAGAACGGGCTCGGTAAGTCGTCGATCCTGAAGGCGATCGAGTCCACGCTCGGCGGCGGCTCGCTCGCGAGGCTCGCCCGAATCGACCCCACGAAGAAGGAGACGGAGCCGGAGGTCGTGCTCGTGCTGGCGGCCGAGGACGGCTCCGAAGCCTACCGTGTCAGCCGGACAGCCGACGGCGTGAAGGTGAAGGCCCGCGTGGGCGACACGGCCGGCTTCAAGGACGTGGACAAGCCGCAGGCGTGGCTCCGGAGCCTGTACGACGGTCTCGGCTCCAACCCGGTGCCGTTCCTCACGGCCAAGGACGCCGACCGCGCGACGATGCTGCTCGAGGCGATCCCGCTCGAGTTCGACCGTGCAGCGCTCTACGAGGCGATGGGGCTGGCTCAGATCAAGGCCATGATCCCTCCGCCGCCGACTGGAGGACTGCACCCTCTCCAGGAGATCGGCCTCATCCGCGACGCCGTCTTCGAGACGCGCACGGGCGTGAACCGGGACGAGAAGGCGAAGCGGTCGAGCGCCGACCAGATGCGCCAGTCCGCGCCAGCGGCGCCGCCCGAAGACCTCTCCGCCCGGATCCTGTCCGTCGAGAGCAGGGTCGAGACCTTAGCAGCCGAGGTCGCCAACGCCCAGCAGCGTGCCGAGGAGAAGCGCCTCAAGGCCATCAAGGACGCGCAGCACGCCGCGGAAGTGATCCTCCAGCGCGAACGCAGCGGGGCGACGGCGGCCATCCTCGAATTGAAGGCTCACCACGAGGCGTGGTCCGCCGAACGGCGCGCCGCTCTCGAGCGGGAGATCGAGAAGGCGCGCATGGAGATGGAGTCAGCGATCGACGCCATCGAGACGCGGCGCGACGGCGTGGTGGAGAACACCAGCGCCGAGACGGGACGCGCGGAGGAGGAGGCCGAGGGAGCCTACGACCAAGACCTCGCCGGGGTCGACCGGGTCCGTCAGACCCTTGCTGCCCATCGCGAGGAGCTTTCGGCGCTGCGCGAGCAGGTTCGGATCGCCGAGAAGGGCCGGACGCTCTATGAGCAGGCCCTCGCCTTCGAGCGCGAGGCCGAGGATCTGAAGCTCGAGTCCGACCGACTCACGAAGGCGCTCGCCGCGCTCGACGAGTTCAAGCTCCAGATGGCGAAGGACTTGCCCATCAAGGGGCTGGAGATCCGCGGCAACGCCATCTTCTTGAACGACGTGCCGTACGACCTGCTCAACACCCAGGCTAAGGTCGAGCTCTGGGCGGCCGTCGCCATCGCGCGCGCTAAGGGGCCGCTCAAGGCCGTGTTCGTGGACGGGGCCGAGGCGCTCGACGAGGAGCACTTCGAGGCGCTCGTCACGGCGCTCGACAAGGCCGGCGTCCAGGCGTTCCTCGCCCGGGTCAGCGAGGGGCCGCTCGAGGTGCAGACCCGAGGGCTCTTCGATTGAGCCGCCGCTCCGGGCGGATGGCGACGGTGTGGGGGATCGCGTGAGCTTCCGCCTCATCAACGCGGACGTGCTGGACGGGCTGCGCCAGCTCGATGCCGGTTCTGTTCGCTGCTGCGTCACGTCTCCGCCGTATTGGGGGCTGCGCGACTACGGCGCCGCGGGGCAGATCGGCCTGGAGCGCACGCCCGAGGAGTACGTCTCTCGGCTGGTGGCTGTGTTCGCCGAGGTGCGGCGCGTGCTGGCCGACGACGGGACGCTGTGGCTCAACCTCGGCGACTCGTACTCAATGAGTACCAAAGGCGCAGGTGGGAACGGCAAACAGCAATCGAACGCCGGGACGGTGATGGAGAACAGGAGGTGGGGCATTGGCCCCGGCCCCAAGCCGAAGGACCTGGTCGGCATTCCGTGGCGTGTGGCCTTCGCACTCCAGGCGGACGGGTGGTGGCTGCGCGCCGACATCATCTGGGCGAAGCCGAACCCGATGCCGGAGTCGGTGACGGACCGGCCGACGAAGGCGCATGAGTACCTGTTCCTGCTCGCCAAGAGCGAGCGGTACTTCTACGAGGCCACGGCGGTGGCTGAGCCGACCGATGGACGGACATGGCACGACGTGACGGGCCCGCCCCGGACCGATGTGCCGGGGCAGACGAAGCAAGACGGACACGGCCGCCGGCACAAGGGATTCAATGGGCGGTACTTCTCAGAGCCTCCGCCGAAAACCCGCAACCGCCGCTCCGTCTGGACGGTGGCAACGCAGCCCTTCCCCGAGGCGCACTTCGCTGTGATGCCGGAGGCGCTGGTCGAGCCGTGCATCCTCGCAGGCTCGGCGCCGGGCGACACGGTGCTCGACCCCTTCGCTGGCAGCGGGACGGTCGGCGTCGTGGCGCTGCGGCACGGCCGGCGCTTCGTCGGCGTGGAGCTGAACCCCGGCTATGTCCAGATGGCCCGCAAGCGCATCGCCGGGCCGCTGTTCGCCACCACCCAGGAGGTCGCACGCTGATGCCGGCCATCCGGTCTCGAGCACGCGCCGGGAGGCGACGTCCCTGTCCGTCGCTCTCCGTGTCCCGGGGGGAGATACGGGCTCCCGGCGCGTGCTGGAGGCGCGGATGACCCCGATCCCGTTCCCGGCGGCGGACTTCCTGTCCAACGCGGGCGTCCGCGTCGCCATCCTACGGCAGGACTTCGAGGCGCTCGGCGCCCTGATGCTCATGATCTGCGCGTCCTGGACTCAGCCCGGAGACAGCCGGGGCTCCTTCCCAGACGACCCGGAGCGCATCGCCGCCGCCACCGGCCTACAGCCCGCGCTCATCACGCGGGCCCTCGACCTCTGGGTCGCCGAGGGCTGGCTCGTCCGAGGCGGGGGAGTCGTCTACTTCCCGTTCGCGACCCGGGCGGCCGCCGAAGAGAAGGCGCGGGCTGAAGCGGCCACGGACCAGGCGCGAAACGCCAGCCTCACCCGCTGGCGCAAGCCCCATCAGGCGAGCCTGCTGCCCGCTGTCGTCGGGCATTCCTCACGGGATGCTGACGGAATGCTGATGGAAGACGGATGGCCCAGGGATCCCGGGAAATGGGCGATAGGGCTGTGGGATCAACGGTTTGGCGAGGGCTCCGGCTCCATCATCGGAGGGCAGCTCGCAGGCGTTCTGGGCCGGATGCGCCGGAATGGCGCCCCGTTCGACGAGGTTCGCGAGTCGCTGACCCGCTACCTGCGGTTCACGGAGCCGCGCTACGCCAGCCCGACAGCGTGGGCGAAGCGCTGGCGCTCGCACCTCGCGTCGGAGCCGGACGTCGACCAGCACACGCTCGACATCGCCAATTCCATCGACCGGCAGGCGCAGGCCGGTGACTTCGAGCCGGTGGTACCGTCCCTGGCCAGGAGGCGGGGATGAGCGCGATCGAGTGGACGGACGCCACCTGGAACCCCGTCGTCGGGTGCAGCATGGCCCGCGGCAGCGAAACCGGCGGCTGCCTGAACTGTTATGCCGCGCGGATGGCGACGCGCGCCCTCTGGCCGGGTGAGCCGCTCGCTCGCATGACGCCGAGCGGTCCGCGTTGGACCGGACGAGTTGATCTGCGGTCAGATCGCCTTGATGCCCCTCTTCGCTGGCGCAAGCCGCGGCGAGTGTTTGTCAATAGCATGTCGGACCTGTTTCACGAAGCGCTGCCGTTCGATGCTGTCGAGAGCGTCTTCAGGATCATGGTTCTGGCTGAGCGTCACACCTTTCAGGTGCTCACGAAGCGCCCGGAGCGGATGCGAGAGTTCTGCCTCAACCGCAGCCGCAAGCATAGCGACACAGTGCCGCCGAACGTCTGGCTCGGCGTCAGCGTGGAGAACCAGAAGACGGCGGATGAACGGACGCCGCTCCTGCTCCAGACGCCGGCGGCCAAGCGCTTCGTCTCGTACGAGCCGGCGCTGGGGACGGTTGACCTTGAGGCTGCATTCTCCGTCTACGACAAGCATGGAGAACCAAGCGGACCGCGCTGCAATAAGGATGGCTCGAACGCGGTCGACTGGGTGATCGTCGGCGGCGAGAGCGGTCCTGGAGCGCGCCCCTGCGATGTGGCCTGGATTCGCTCCGTCGTCTGCCAGTGCCGCGAGGCGGGCGTGGCGTGCTTTGTGAAGCAGCTCGGGGCGCGTCCGATCGCCGACTGGACAGAATGGGCCGTGCTCCGGGAAAGCGGGACGCCAGTTGAATGGTCCCGTCTCCGACTCCAGCATCCAAAGGGCGGCGACCCGTCCGAGTGGCCCGAGGATCTGCGGGTCCGGGAGTTTCCGCGATGAGCCCGGAGGCGTTCGCCCTCGGCATGGCCCGCATGGAGCAGCTCTTCCTCGGCCGGGCGCTCACCGCCCCGGAGCGGCGCGTCTACCAGGCGGCGCTGGCGACCCTCACCGACAGCCGCTTCGAGGTCCTCGTCCAGTACGCGCTGACGAACTGGCGGAAGCCCGGCGAGATGCCGCTGCCGGGGATGCTGCGCCAGTGGGCCGGGCTGTCGGACGAGACGCCGGCCGAGCGCGAGGCGTCCCAGATCAGCCTTCCGGAGGGCACTCCGGTGGTCGGCGGACGTCCGCTCGAGGAGGTCCTCGGCGAGGCAGAGGCGAAGGGCGTCCTGAGCGGCCTGCCGCCTCCGGATCCGGAGTACGAGGAGGCCGTCCGGCTTGAGGGCCCGGCCCGGCCCGGCGAGGGATTCACCGCCTACATCCGGCGGATCGCCCAGAAAGCGCAGGATCTCAAGGCAGGAAAGGAGCCCGCATGATCCCCCACTTCGACGGAGCCGAGGTCGTCCCAGAACGGGACAACGAGCGCCTGAGCCACCAGATCGACCGCATCTTCGAGCTCATGAAGGACGGCCGTGAGCGCACGCTCGCCGACATCGCGGCCCAGACGGGGGCTCCGGAAGCCTCCGTGTCAGCCCAGCTCAGGAACCTCCGGAAGCGCCGCTTCGGCCTGCACCAGGTCCTCCGCCGCTACTGCGGAAACGGGCTGTTCGCCTACACGGTGATCGCGAACAAGGAGGCGAAGCGGTGATCGTCGCTGGAGTCGACCCGGGGCTGAAGGGCGGCATCGCCATCCTCCAGCCGGGATGCGCCCCGGTGCTCGTCCCGATGCCGGTCATCAGCGGTAAGAAGCGCGACCAGTTCGACCTCGAAGGGATCCGGGCCAACCTGATCCACGCGGAGATCGTGTTCGTCGAGCGCCTCCAGCCGATGCCGGGATTCGGCACGAGGAACTTCGCCTTCGGCCGCGCGGGGGGAGTCATCGAGGGCGTCTGCGCGGGAGCCAAGATCCCCTGCCACGCGGTCTACCCGAAGACCTGGCAGAAGGTCATGCTGGCTGGAATCCCCGGCGACGACACGAAGCAGCGGGCGCTCACCGCTGCCGGGATGTTCTTCCCCGGGCTCGCGCTCGTCCCGGGCGGCTACCGCAAGCCGCATTCCGGCATCGTGGACGCGCTGCTGATCGCTGAGTACGGCCGAGTTTTCATGGGATCGGCCGATTCGGAATGGCCGATCAGGAACGAGCGCGTATGAACACCCGCGAGCTCGCCCACAAGCTGATCGACCTCATCGCCGAGGACGAACAGATCGGCGACATGCCCGTCGTCGTCGAATCGAGCGGCATCCCAGACGTGCGCGAGGTGACCTCCGCCTCCGTCCTCCAGGAGGTCGCGCTCGACAAGTTCCCCAAGCCTCCGCGGAACTACCCCCGCTGCGTCTTCATCGAATGAGCGACGAGGATCCCGAACCCGTCCGCATCGGCCGGAAGAAGTACCTCCAGTTGCTCCGGCAGATGCACCGGGAGGCCCAGGTCGCGCGGATCGAGATCCCGCTCCCCGACGCGGTCCGGCGCCTGATCGAGTCGGCGCTCGAGCTCCGCTCCCGCAAGGGCATCTTCAAGGGCAGCTACACGACGCAGGAACGCGCCCAGATCGAGAAGGCGATGATGCTGGCGACGGAGCACGGCCAGCTTCGGGCGCTCGCCCGGCTGCGCCTCCAGAAGAAGCGCTACGAGCACACGCTCATCATCCCGATCACGAAGCGCGGCCTGACGCATTGCTGCCCCATCTGCGGCCGGCGCCACTACGAGCGCGCGGAAGTCAAGAAAGACAGCCCCGCCAACTTCGAGCGTGAGATCAAATGGCTCGTCGTGCGGCTCCGGATCATGAGGAACAAGCTCCGCGCCCAGAAGGTGCGGAAACAGCGCGCCCTCCAGCGCGAGGAAATGAGAAGGAGTTGGAATGCGGCTGCGGCACCGGATCGGCCGGCATCTGAATAGCCCCTCGTTCTGGTACGGGACCTTCATTGGCCTCGTGATAGGCGCGCTCGCCTGGAGAAGCCCGCTCGGAGGAGTCGTCCTCGCCGTCCTGGCCTACGCCGCGCTCACGTTCCTGGCGAAGCTCTGGGAGCCGCCCCCCGAGAGCGTCTCCCGCGAGACCCTCGAGCGGCTGAAGGACCGATGAAACGCTGGATCGTCGATCGGCTTCTTCCAGCCGTCGTCATGGGCCTCGTCGCCGCGCTCGTCCAGACCTACGTCGACGTCCAGGTACTCAAGCACGACATCCGGCTCCTGCGCGCCGAGCTCTCCGACCTCTGGACTCAGGCGAACGACCAGATCCAGCAACTCCACAAGCACCGATGATCCTCGAGAAACCTCCACGCCGCAGCCGCAAGCCGCGCCAGCGGATCCGCCGCTCGCGGACGCTCGGCGCGAAGCGCCGCCTGGCGAAAGCCGCCGGCTTCGTCGACCCCGACGGCTGGCAGGCGGTCATCGAGTTCTACGGCTACCGCTGCGCGATGGGATGCGGCCGGTACTGGGAAGAGCGCGGCCACGTCCAGTCGATCGCGCACGGAGGCGAGGACACGCTCGCCAACCTCATGCCGCTCTGCGCGCCGTGCAACCGCAACCAGTCGACCCGAACGGTCTGGCCTCCGCGGCGTCATCCGTGGATGCCATCGGAGAAAGGACGGGAGTGATGGACAGGTTCATCCGGAAAGCGGCCGCAGTCGAGGCCGCGCAGTACCACCGCGGAGACACGGTCCCCGGCGTCGAGGACATCCCCTGCGACGGCGAGGCCGCCTCCGTGCTCACGAAGGCAGGCCGCGTCGGGATCCGCGAAGGCGACTGGATCGTCAACTCGTCCGGCGCCCTCATGGTCTACCGCAACGAGGACTTCGCCTTGATCTTCGCGCCCGAGCCCGTCCCGACGCGCGACGACCTGATGAAGGCGAACCTAGACCTCACCGATGAGGTCCAGAAGTGGAAGCTGACCGCGGACAAGGAGAACCAACGGGCGGACCAGGCCGAGGCCGAGCTCGCCCTGGCGGTCGAGCGCGCCGCCGCGGCCGAGGAGAAGCTCGCCGTGATCGAGAAGGAAGCGGCGCCTGACAAGGGGAAGTAGAAAGAGAGGCCAGAGATGGTGATGAATCGCATCGAGCCGCAATTGACGGGAGGAGAAAGGACCATCGACCCCTCTTCCGTTCAGGCCGAGTTCGAGGCCCTTGGGTCCGTGCTCGCCATGCTCGAGAAGAGGATCCAGGCACTCTCGGAGAGGCTGGATCCGATCCGACGGACGGACATCCCGCAGAAATCCGAAAGCCCGGTACAGGAGCCACCTGCCTCCTGTAGGGTGGGGACGGCCGTGCGCGAGGCCCGGAACCGTTTAGTTGACTGCGACTCCGCCGTGGACTACCTCATCGCGAGCATCGCGCTCTGACCCGCCATGTCTGAGCGCTACTACCCGCTGAAGCGGCCGCCGGAGCCGCCTCTCTGCGCCGGATGCAAGAACCCGCTGCCCGAAGGCGTCCTCTTCTTCTGCCCGAAGTGCGAGGCCGTCTTCAGGCAGAAGTACGACGCCCTTCAGCGGGTGTCCCTCGAGACGCAAGCCGTCGTCGCCGACATCAAAGCCCACCTGTTCGACGAGAAGATCGAGCCGCTACCGGAGGAGCCATGAGCGAGAGCCGCCGCTGGAAGATTGCGTTCGGCCCGATGGAACGGGTAGTCAATCCCGTCACCGGAGAACTGATCCTGGAGAAGCACAGAGAGGAGGAGTTCGTCGGCGAGATCAACTACCACCACGGCGTCCTCCTGCTCTCCCAGGACGGAATCTCCGGCTACGTCCGCGCCTACGCCCCGGGCCAGTGGCTCAAGGTCGAGAGGATCCTCGACGAAGGAGAGAAACGATGAACACGCCACAAGACCAGTACCCGCTCGGCGCCACCGAGCAGCCGAAGACGCTCGGCATCCCGCCGGCCAGCCGCGGCGCGCTCCAGACGCTCCAGTTCAACCCCACCGCCTGCTCCGGCTCCGAGCTGCTGTCCGCCTGCGCCACCATCGCCACGTACCAGAAGCCCGAAGGCGACCAGGTGGCCCGCCACGCGAACCTCTCGGCGTCGCTCGCCGCGTTCCTCCACGCCATCGTCACGAACGCGCCCCCGGGCCCCGAGCGCTCCACCGCCATCTCCCGCGCCCGCGAGGCGAAGATGTGGGCGTCCGCAGCGATCGCCCTCGAAGGCAAGTAGCAATGGCACCGACCTTGCGGGGCACCGGCGGGTCCAAGGCGCGAGGAGACGAGTCCGGCGGTGACACAGGTGCCACGCCGCTCCACGTCCAGGTGGCGGAGGCGCTGGGCTCGAAGCTGATCGCTTGGCACTTCCCCCACGCGCCGGTCACGTCCGACTCCCTCGCTCGCCGCGGCCTGCGTCCGGACGGCACGGGGGCCTGGTCGATCGACCTCGGAACCGTGCCGCCGACGTTGGACGACGACACCCGCCGAGCGGTCTTCGACGGCGCCAGCATCGCCTTCGACGATGGCACCCGGGTCCTGACCGTCGACCCGCGCGACTACGAGCACGACTGGTCTGCCACGGGCCCGCTGATCGAGAAGCACGGCATCGCCGTTGCCCCACACCCCCGGACACCCGGATGGTGGGAGGCGTGGCAGGGCTGCGGCGACCTCCGGCCCCCGGAGTGCGCGCGCTGGGGCGGCGGCCCGCACCCCCTCGTCGCCGTCTGCCACCTCATCGTCCTGCTCGCCAGAGCCGGCAAGCTCAAGGAGGCGTAGGTGCTCGACTTCGGAGACATCCTCCGCGAACGCCTGGCGGCTGCCCAAGAGCGCCGCCCTGAACTCGCCGACGTCCACTGGCTCAGCGACGACGAGATCCTCCAGATCGGTCCCCGCGAGCGCGCCTTCATCACCGCCTACGTCGCCTACGCCTACGCCCGCCAGCGCCCCGACGGCCGCTACCCCTACTGCCAGCTTAAGATCGGCCTCACGCGCACACCCATCCACGAGCGCGTCGACGCCCTCCTTGAGAGCTTCGCCGACGCCCTCCTATCCGGCACCGCCCCCACCATCGCCCCAGGAGAAACCCTCCCGTGAGAGCCCGCGCGACCCCTTGGTGGGAGGACTGCGCCACCCTCGGACACGTCGGCGAGCCGCTCCCACACTTCATCGGCGAACCCGCCCAACCGGGCCCCTGCCCCTTCTGCCGCTCGGCCCTCCGCCGCGCCGTGCACCTCGAGGTCGGAACCGTCCCCCAGTGGTCTCTCGAGGAGCCGAAACTCGACTGGATCACCGTCGACGCCCTGGTCAAGAAGATGCTCGTCAACGAGTTCTTCGGACCCCTCCTCTAAGAACCTTCCCCGCCCACGCCTCAACCTGCCCCTCCGCGCGCCTGACTGAACGGATGCCCCGATTGAGGGGTGGGGGGGGGGCGCGAAAAGGTCCGGACCCCCCGCCGGGGAACCGATGCCCCGGCCCGGGGCCGCGGCGCGGGCGCGCGGGGCGGGCGGTCAGGCGGCGGCGGAGGAGGGACGGCTGCTCTAAGTAGCTGAGCAGTAGCGGCTCCCCACTAGACGGCGGGTTCGCGCCGTCCACCTTCGGACGCCGGGCCGGGCCGGGTGGCCTGGATCCCTGCCCGCTGGCCGGGCCGAGCTCCGAGGTCGAGGCGCCGCGGCGCGGGCGTTCGTTCGCCGGCCGGGCGCGGCGTGTGCGCCCCGATCCTCGTTTCGTCGGACGCCGGCGGGAGCGGTGGCCTGGGCGTTCGTTCGCGTCCTGCCGCGGCGGCGGGGCGTTTGTCTGAGATCTGGACGGCCGCGCGGTGTCGCGCAGGAGCGCGGCGGAGTCTGAGATCTGGACGCCGGCGCGGCCTGGCGGACGTGAACGGACAGAGGACCGGGGAGTCTGCTCTCTTTGACCTGGCTGTGTGCCGGCTCCGAGGGTCGGCGACCGGGCGCGCGGATCCGCCTGGCGCTGCCGCGGCGGGGCGGGCTCGGGCTCGGCGAGCTGCCGACGGCCTGGCGGTCGGACTCGAGGCGCCGCGGGGCTGTGCGGCCTTCTTGGGCGTTCGGAATGTTCGGCGACCCCTGACACGAAGTCGGGGGGGGTTCGCGTCAGGGGACACGAAGTCCGCAGGGTTAGTGTCCTGGGTCGTGTGTCGAACGGTAACAGCCGCGGTCGAGCGGCGCCGCGGACTCGAGTCAGGAGCGGCGGGAGAATTCGCCGATGGCTCAGAGGTTTGGCGGGTTTCTGCCGCGCGCCTATTGACACGCGCGCGGGCTTGCCTAGATTCGCTTGCCGTGATGTCGGTGGACTGTCCATCGGAGGTGAGCATGGCCGCTCAAGTCAAGCGGACGGGTCGGACCTGGGGCGTGTTCGTTGGCGGCCGTCTAGTCGAGGGCGGGTTTTTCTCTCGGTCGGCGGCGGTCGAGTGTGCGGCGAGCGTGGCCGAGGACGACGACGGCGGCGTTTGCTCCGAGTGCGAGCGCGGCACGGCGTCGCGGACGCAGACGATCTGCGACGGCTGCGCGCGGGAGATGGCGGATGAGGCCGAGCGGGGCGATCGGTGAGCGGCGCCCGGCTGTCGGCGATCAACCACCGGACGGGCGACCCGGACCGCTGTATGCGTCCGGAGTGCTGCGGGCATCCGGTCGATGCCTGGAATGAGGCGGTGCGGTTGCTCGAGGCGAACGAGCCGGCGCCGCTCGAGTCCGGGCGACACGTTGCGGCCGGCGCCGCGGTGTACGTGTACGAAGACGAAGCGCAGGCGGCGCTGGCGGAAGCGCTCTCCAGTTGGATCGAGGCGATGCCGGCGAGGTGCTCGACCACCTGGTAACGGGCGACGGTTCGGGGCGTTGGGTGTCGTTGAAAAACAGAGGGGTGATCTGACATGGAGCGGCAATACGACTACGGCAACACGTTCGATCCTGGCGTGCGGACGTTTGCGGATCCCGGCGGCCGTTCGGCGCTCAGGCGCGCGACGCGGCGGAATCCGCGGATCTACCCGTGCCCGACGTGCGGCGCGGCGAACCGACTGACGGCGGCGGACAAGGCGCGCGGCTACCAGTGCGACCGTTGCGCCGATGCCGAGGAGGGCTGCTTCTGATGCGCGAACGGGAAACGATGAACGATCGGATTCGCGCGGCCGGCTGGTTTCCTGGCACGGAGTCGGATTGGTTTGCGCTCGACGAGGGCGACAAACAGCAGCTTGCGCTGATCGGCTGCGGCTGCGCGTGCGCGTTCCCGACCTGGGCGGGGCCGGTGGACTGCGTACACACGGGCTGTCAGGTCGCGCGCGGTGAGTTGCCGCGGATCGCGGCGCTCAACGTCGGGCTCCGGGCCGAGGCAGAGTCGGGATGGTGGCGCGACCTGAGCCGGGAAAAGCTCGCGGTCTTGTTCCGGGCGTATCGGCGCGCGTACCACGAGAGCGGGCGGCTCGTGACGTCGCATTGGCGGCTGTCGTGGCAGGGCGTCGTTTTCAACGGGATCGTCCTGTGAGCGGCGGGGGATGGTTCGACGCGGAAGCGCTCGAGGCCGAACGGATGGACGCCGACCTAGAGCAAGCGGACTTCGAGGCGGCCGGGCGCGAGTACGGGCGCCGGCTGCGGCAGTCGCGCCGGCTCCTGGCGGCCGGCGACCTGGGCGGCGCTGCGGCGGCCTGTCCGCACGGTTCCGGCTATCCGCTCCGGAGCCTCGCGGCGCGGAACCTCGGCGACCCGCGAGCGGGCGAAGACGGGTTCCGGTGTTCGGACTGCGGCTCCGTCCTAGCGGGGGTCGGCTTGGCGCGCCGGGGCGAACGACCGCGCGTCCTGGCGGCGTGCGACTGGCGGCGAGCGTAGCGGTTGAGGTTGTGTCCCGCGAGCGGCGCGGCCGTTCGCGGGCGGACCTGAGCCGGCGCTAAGGCTCGGAAAGGCAGGACATGATGCGCGTGATGTTCGTGGAACGGGAGAATGGTCCGGAGCGGTTGGCCTGCGAGGCGGAGATCATCTTCGAGTCGGAGTCCGGTCCGCTCGCCGGCATGAAGCTCGTCGGCTTCTCGATCTGGCGCTCGCCGGAGGGCGAATTCTATGTGACCTTCCCGTCGCGGGCGTTCGGGGCGGGGACGGAGCGGCGCTTCTTCGACTTCCTGCGCTCGGCCGAGGGCATCGCGGCGGACGCCAAGCGCGTGAAGGTCTGGATCCTCGACGAGTACCGCCGGCGCCTGGACGTCGCGGCCGAGGACGGGCGCTTCGCTTCGTTGCACGCGGCGATGGAGGACGGCGCGCGGGCGCACGGCGTGGCGTAGGTTCGGCGGTTCAGTTCGCCCGGCTGCGCGCATCGGGCCGGGCAACCTGAGCCGGCGGGCGCCGGCTGGAAGGGGGACGTTATGAGCGTGGGTGCTGGCTGGATCGGACCGGAGGCGGTCCTGCTGAACTACCTGGCGACGGTCGGCGCGGACCGCGACGAGGCGGGCGCGTTTCTGATCGCCGAGGAGCCGGTTTCGTCCTTCATGGGTCAGGGCGACGAGGTTCTGATCCCGGCGGGGACGGTCTATCTCGTGGGCGGCCGTCCGGTGCCGCTCGCGGCGTCGATGGTGGCGGTCATGGGCTCGGGCGCCGGCCGCGGCCTGGGCGTTACGGTGATCTCGTGATGCTGGCGGCCTGGCTGTCGGGCGCGGTCGTGGTCGCGGCGCTCGTGATCCTGACGGATCCGGCGTCGCGCGAAGCGTGGGCGGTGTTCTTCGGACGGAGGTGGTGAGCATGGCGGTGCATTGGACGGACAAGCGCGAGGGGACAGCTCTGGTCGGTGCCGAGCTGCGGCGCCGCGGCTGGACCCTGTTCGGCTGGACCGACGACAAGTCGGATCCGATGACGGACTACTACGCTCCGGAATCGTGGGACGGCATTGCCACGCATCCGGAGCGGCCGGGCGTCGTGGTGTGCGTCAACGTGTCGCCGTACACGGTCAAGAGTTGCTCGGGCGGTTGCCCCATGACGCGGCGCGTGGCCGGCGAGGTGTGCCCGCGCTGCAACGGCGCGCAGGCGGATCCGGACGGATGGACGCTCGAGAAGGCGCGGCAGGATCCGCGCGCCTGGCACGCTTCGGTCAACGCGGGGACGGGCGCGGTTTCCCTGATGCCGGGCGTCGTGTCGCCGATCCCGTTCATCGGCTCAGGATGGGGCGGCGGCCACGGCGAAACCTACGACTACCCGCCCGAGCTCCGCGGGCGCGAGCGCTGCCGCCGTTGCAGCGGAGCCGGCCACCTGCTGAAGACCGAGCACTACCTCGAGCCGTGGCCCACGTTCCAGGCGAATCCGCGCGGCGCCACCTGGCACGTCGAGCGCGGCGGCGTGGTCGTCGCCAGCGGGACGGGCGTTTACTCTGTCGCCGACTGCAACGACCGGCCGAATCAGGCGGCGAAGGTCGGCGCGCTGTGTGACCGGATCGAGCGCGCAGCCGCGGCGACGGCCGTGAAGGTCGCCGAACTGGCCGGCGTTGGCCTGGACGCGCGCCCGGAAGGTGTCGTGGTGCGCGCGTCAAGCCTCGGGCGCGCGGGCGTCGTCGAGGTGGTGTTTCCCGCGAAGCCGGTCGAGGAAGTGCGCGCGGCGTTGAAGGCGGCCGGGTTCCGCTGGGCGAAGTCGGGCGGGTGCTGGTACGGCCCGGAAGCGGCGTTGCCGGCCGAGTTGCGCAGGGTCGAAGCGTAGGCCGTTCGGCGCCTGCGGGGGCGGCCCGGGAGGACCGCCCGTCGGAGGTGGTGAACGTGGACTACACGGAGGCGATCAAGGCCGTACAGGCGAAGGTCGGCGGCGAGTGGACCGACATCAACACGATGTTCAACCGGACGTTGGATGACTGGTTGGACGCGGCGCGGCGCCAGGGCCGGCGCGGCGGTGGCGGCTCGAAGCTCTACCGGGAGCAGCACGCGGACGTCTGCGAGGCCTTCGCCGGCGAGTGGACCGACGAGGAGAACCCGGTGTTGCAGTTCCTGCCGGATAGCCTGACAGCCGAGGCCGCGCGGACGCTGGCGCATCTGGTCGCCAGCCGAAAGCCGGCCGCGCTCTACCTGGCGCTGCTGGTCCACGCGAAGCGGGTCGAGCGGCCCAAGACCTGCGATCCGCAGGAGCACGAAACGGAGGAGGCGTTCAAGGCGTGCCGAGTCTGCAACCCCTAACTTGCCGCACTTTCCGAAAGGGACTCCACAATGAACGAGACGATCGGAGCCTGGCTGTTGCTGTTGGTCGGCGCGGCGCTCGCCGGATTCATCGCCACCGTTCGCGGCCACGTCCGCGGCAGCTTCAACATCCTCGTTGCGCGCGGGGACTTCGAGCTTGAGAAGCGCTCCATGTTGCGCGAGCGCGAGGGCGAAGACGAGGTGGCGCGACCGACGATCATCCGCCGCGCGATAGAGCGGTGAGGCGCTGCAAACCTGGTGACCTGGCGCGGGCGGTCGCCTACGTCCGCGTCAGCACGAACAAGCAAGACCTCGGGCCGAAGGGTCAGCGCGCCGAGATTGCCGCGTGGGCCAGAACGCAGGGAGTCCGCATCGTGCGCTGGCGCGTCGAGCGCGTGTCCGGCGCGACGCCGATCGAGAAACGGCCGCGGCTGCTGCGCGCGATTCGTGACCTGCGCGAGCTCGGCGCCGGCCGGCTCCTGGTCTGGAAGCGGGACCGTTTCATCCGCGCCGATGCGGTAGCGGTTGCTGCCGTCGAGCAAACGGTGAAGGAGAACGGCGGCGAGCTCACGGCGGCCGATGGCGTCTCGAACGGCAACACGCCCGAGGCCCAGCTCGTCCGCCGGCTGCTTGATGCGGTCGCCGACTACGAGCGCACGATGATCGGGATTCGGACGGCGCTGGCCGCGGCGGTGAAGCGGCGCCGGGGCGAGTACGCGGGCGGTGAGGCGCCGTTCGGCTCCGCCAAGCGCGAGGCCGGACGCGACGGCGACGGGCGGATGCGCTACCGGACGGAGCCGGATCCGGCCGAGGCGCGGACGCTGGCGCTCATCGAGAACCTGGCCTCGCGCGGGCTGCGGGCGCCGACGATTGCCAAGGTGTTGAACGGGCAGGGCGTGCGGTGCCGCGGGTCCAGGTGGCATACCCGCAGCGTCTCGAGGATCTTAGCGCGCTTCCCGAAAGGGACTCCGGACGCTTGACATGCGTGCGATGATGTAGCGCATGAAGCTGCGATTGCGAGAGCTCGTCCGCCGCGGCGTGGCGCGGACCGAAGCGGAAGCCGTGGCGCTGCGCGAGGTCCGGCGCGTCTTCGGCCGCCATCCGTCCAACCGTCAGATTAAGGCGATCCGGCGCCGCGTCACGGCAGTCCTGGCCGCGAGGCGTGCGGACGTGCGGGAGGTGTAGCCGATGAATCGAACTGACGCGATCAAGGGAATTACTGCCGCGCGGCTCAGGCCGGGTCTAACCGAAGCGGAGGGTGCTGACATCTTGGACGCGTATCGACGTGGGTGTACTGATCGGCAGATCGTCGAAGCACTCGGCACAAAGAACACCCGCCAGAATGTCCGCGCTCTCCTCGGGACCTGGGCAATCCGCTACTGCCACTGTCACGACGAGAAGAAGCCCACGGAGGTGTAGCCGATGACGAGCGAGCAGATGGAGACGCTTCGGGAGCTGCGAGCAGTTGGCAGCCTACGGGTGGTGAAGGCAATCGACGCCGCGATCTCCGAGCTGGAGCAGGCGGGGAGGATGCGGGCGCTAGCCGAGGGACTGCTGGAGCACCACGATGAGGCATGTGCGGCAATGGGCACGCCGAACTGCCCCATCGCTGATCACGCTCGGGCCGCCCTCGCGCCCACCGGCAGCGCCGTGGTGTGCGATGACCCCGGCCATGACCACGCTCCGGGCGAACTGCTCCGGTTCCTCAATCCCACCCCTGCCCCGGAGGCTGGGCCGCAGCCGGAGGAGCCGGTACATGGCGACAACTGCGTAGACGATTGCGAGGGCTGCGACTGCTGGTGCCATGCTGGGGAGCTTCTGCCGCCTGCCGAGCCGGCTTCAACACCGGCTCAGCGCACTGAAAAACAAGCAGTTACTGGCGTTTTGGAGTCAGTTCAACACCAGCCTGCCGAGCCGGCCCCGGCGCAGGGGGAGTTGAAGTGCGCGAAGTGCGGCGCTGCAGGTTCCGCTCTTGTGGCTGATCCACGGTGCCAGGCCCCGGCGCAGGAGATCACGCCGCTGCTCGGAGGCGTCTCCACAGCCGGGAAGTGGAAGGACGGCACCGCGACGAGACAGGCCCCGGCGCAGGGGGAGGCAGAAGGGGCGCCCTTGGAGGTTTGTCTTGCTGCAATGGTTAAGCAGCGCGATCAATTGCTAGGCAAGATGATGCAACTACAGGCCCGCCTCGCCGCGAAGGACGAGGAGATCGCCAGGTGGCATGGTGCCTTCGACTGGGCGCGTGACCACTGGCACGCTGCCAGCAAGCGAGAGCGAGCCGCCGAGGCCCGCGCCAACGCAGCCCTGGAAGCTTCCCGCGAGATGGACCCCGAGATGCCGCCGGAGCAGATCGACGCGACCATCCCTGCCCCGGAGGCTGGGCCGCCGTACCCACCAGCCGAGGACGAGAAGCGGGGGCTGTACGGGAAGTACGAGGTGATCCGCACTGACGGCTCGTCCGGTCGCGGGCGGAAGCACGAGCACTGCTACTACTTCGTGCTCGACACCGACCACGATCCATTCTCGCGCCCGGCATTGCTAGCCTATGCCGACGCTTGCGAGTTGTCCTACCCGTTTCTGGCGAAGGATCTCCGCGATCTTGCCGCAACGGTGCCGCCGCCCACCCCTGCCCCGGAGGCTGAGCCGCAGCCGGAGCCGCTGACCGCTGCTGAGTTGCTAGGCCCACGGAAACCGCCGCAGTTCTCGGAGCGCGTCGATCACCTGCTGACACATCCTGCCGAGCCGGCCCCGGCGCAGGGGGAGGCGGACTGTTCGGATGAAGCGCTCGCGGCGTGGGAGGGCGTGCATGCCCCGCAGGACGAGCCTGACGAGAAGACAGCCGGCGAGATGTTGAAGCAGGCGCTCCAGTGGCTCGGTGAGTGCGGCAAGGACAAGCGCGAGCTACAAGCCCGCCTCGCCGCGAAGGACGAGGAGATCGAGCGGCTGCGAGCGCAGCTAAAACTGGAGGAGAGCAACGGCGACGCGATCATGTCGCTGCGTGCCGATCTAGAGGAGCAGTTTGGTCCCGAAGTACGGGCGGCATTCCTAGACGATCAGGTACACAACGCTATTGTCTTGGCTACACGAGCCGCCGAGGCCCGCGCCAGCGCAGCGGAGGCGGAGCGAGACGCGCTGCTGAACGGGCAGAAGCCGCTGTTCGACGGGGCGCGCAGCCGAGTCCTAAAGCGGCTTGGCGTGCCTGACATCGACGCTGCGCTGGTGAAGATCGACAGCACTGAGTCCCGGCTGGCCGCCGCCGAGGAGGCGCTGCGGAAGTTACGCGACGCTATCGATAGGCAGGCTAGCTCGGCGGCTCAATTGGAGCACGCGATCAACTGCGACGACCCGAAGCGGGAGTTGTTGTTCCGCACGACCGAAATCCTCCGTGAGCTGGCTGCGCTCGCCCAGCCAATCGTCCGCGAGGAGCGGGCCAAGCTCGCCCAGGGGAAGGAGCAGCCGTGAAGGTCTCCTACCGCGGCTATGAGATCGAAGCGCATCGTGAGCGCTGCATGGCGGGCTATCCGTTGCTCTACTGGTCGATCTTCCGCCAGTCGGATGGATTCGAGGCGGCTTCGGGTTACGAGGACAGCGCCGAGAAGGTACGTGACATGGTGAAGCTGCTGCGGAAGAGGGTCGATAACGAACTGGCCGAAGACGACCCATGGCTGGAGAGCGAACTGCAGCCGGCGAAGGAAAGGAATCATGGCCAGGGGAAGGAGCAGCGGTGAACTGGAAAGATCGACAGGAGCAGGTCTACCGGGAGCTCGCTGAGGAACTCCGGCAGGCCGGCGTCCAGATCGACGCCGAGCAAGTCCGCTGGCTCGTCGAGCAGGCGCGGATCCGGGAGCTCAAGGCGGCCGGAGGCAAGACCGTCGTGAGCGGGAGGATCCGGTGATCGGCGATCCGCAGTCGGCGCCGCTCGGCCTCGAGCCTATCGGGCCGGCGCCCTGCCCTGGCGAGCTCTGGGCCTCGATGGCGAAGCGCCTCACCGTGATCGTGAGCGTCGACAGCGGCCGGCTCCATGCCTCGATCGCGCACCCGGACCGCTATCCGACGTGGGACGAGATCCTGCGGCTACGCGGCTGGATCTTTCCGGCCGAGACGGAGGTCGTCATGGTGCTCGCCCGAAAGAGCGAGTACGTGAACCTACACCCGAATTGCTTTCACCTTTGGCAGTCGCGCTGCGGCCGCGAGGGCAGTGATTAGGTCCCCTGGTAAGCGATGCAATGCTCGCAGGCCGTGCCGCTGACGTCCCGGGCGAGGTGCGCCTGGCGGAGCCTGCGGAACGCCTCGGAGTTCCACGCCTCCGCGAAGGGCGTCTCGTGAAGGTCGGCCATCGACCAGTTGTCCGTGGCGTCGAAGCAGCACGCGGACAGATGGCCGGCGCTAGTGACGTGGCCCTCCGTGAAGACCGACCAGCACGGTAGCGGTTCGCGTAGCGCGCCGATCCTGCCCTGATTGCCGGCGCCGGGACGGTAGCCGAGCGCCTCCTCGCGGGCGGTTGCAAAGCTGCCCATCGAGTAGAGCGGCAGCCAGTAGTGCTCGTCCACGTAGGGCAGCACCGCGACCCGGAGCGCCGCCTCCATCTTCGCCTGCTGCTCGCCGTCGTACTGGATCGACGAGGCGTAGAGCTTGGTCTTGTAGCCCTTGCCTTGGCGGATGTGCCATGCCCAGCGGATGTTTTCGAGTGCCTTCTTCCGGAGATGCGCGGGCGCCTTCATGATCTCCTCGAACTGGAGGTCGTCGGCAGAGTTGACCGACCACTTCAGGGAATCGAGGCCGGCGCGCATCACGGCTTCGACGTTGGCCGGAGTCGCCGGGCTGGCCTGCGAGGTCAGGAACACGTAGGGCATCCCGAGCTCGAGCTTCAGGTACTCGACGGCCGCGACGAGCAGTTTCGGGCTGAGGAACGACTCGCCGATGAAGAAGACGCCGATCTCCTCGACGCCGGCCTCGCGCATCTCCCGTGTGATCCGCTTGAAGAAGTCGAGGTCCATGTCCTTCGTCGGCTGGGACTCCCGCGCCGCCAGGGCGCAGAACGAGCAGCGGTAGTTGCACCTCCCCGTCAGCTCAATCTTGACGGAGCGCGGAGGCGGGATCACGGTGGCGAGCCGTTCGGCCGGGATCAGGGTGATCCGGTCGATCCGGTTCGTGATGCTCATCGGAAAGCTCGCTTAAGTGCGATCAAGGCGAAGCGGACTTGACCGCGAGACAGATCCCACAGCGCCATGCGGAGCCAAGCCTTTCGTGGTTGCTTCATGCCACCCTCGCAGCCGCTTTCGCGTGCGGCTTTGGACCGACGACGTAGTGAAGCAGCGGTCCCTGCTTGAAGACCTTGGCGACCTGGAAGAAGATCCCGATCCGCTTCGACCACCACTTCAGCGGCTGCTGGATCAGGTGGGCGTTGCGGCCGTCGGCGAGCTTCTTCTTCGACGGGCCCGTGTGGACGACGAAGTAGCCGACCTGGCGCGTCACCCGGGCGAGGTCCTCGAGGACGAACAGGATCTTGTCCGGCTCGATGTGCTCGAGGACGTCCAGGCAGACGACGAGGTCGGCTGGCCGCGGCGGATCGTCTTTGCCCGGAACCGCAGGATCGTATTCCCAGATCGGCCACGGCATCGCGCGGCCGAGGTAGCCCTTGCCGCAGCCGTAGTCGAGGACGGACGTCGTTTTCATGCCGCGCGCCATCTCCTCGACGCGCCCGGCGTACCGGCCGCCGCCGACGCCGTAGGCGAGACTCTCCCGATGGAGCCGCGCGTTGAGCTCGCGGTACTCGGCGGAGATCAGCTCGGGCGGCTGGATCGCCAGGAAGTAGCTGCGGCCGGGATCGCGCTCCTTCCGCACGTAATTGCGAGCCATCGCCTGCACGAGGCCCTCGCCGCGGAACTCGGCCGTGACGTCGTGGAGGTCGGTGTCGAGCTCGTAGAACGTGCCCTTGGCGCTCTCGAGCATGGCCGCCGTCGTCTTGTACTCGACGCCGTCGTACTCCACGGTCGAGAACGGCGTGCCGTCCTGGAGCGGATGGGCGGTCGCGTGCTTGTGGACCTCGTCCCGCTGGCAGCCGTCCATCCCGAAGATGACCTGGTTCCGGAAGCCGAAGAGCCGAGCCAGCGCCATCGCCCGCAGCCCGACGTTCGTCCCGCCCAGGACGTACCACTCGCCTCGAGGCAGGACGCGGTAGGCGTCCGGCTCGTTCTGGAAGATGTGCCAGAGGACGACGTTGGGCCCGTCCTTCAGGTGGTCGAAGTAGGCCGGATGGCACGTCGACGCGACGAGGTACTCGACCCGCGGGTCAGGCTCGCCCAGGAGGGCGACCTTGTGCTCGCGCGGGTCGACCTCGACGTGCCACGTCGGGACGATGCCGCGGTCCAGCAGGAAGCGGTGAGAGCCGGAGCAGGTGATGATCCACTTGAAGTTGCGGATCTCCTCCCAGGTGTCGTTGAGGCTCGGCCCGAAGCAGACGATGGCGATCGGCTCCGTCCGCAGCGGACCCGTGTACGTCTCGAGGCGCCGGATCGGACGGCGCGAGGCCAGCCGGATCTGCTCGTCTCGGAGCCACAGCGGTACGGCGTAGTGCGTCTCGTGCTTGGTTCCGAACTCGAGGCTCTTCACCGCGGATCGGGCTCGTCGACGGCGACGGTGGACCAGCGCTTGAACAGGCTGGTGCCCGGAGCCGCCTCGATCCACGCGAACACCTTGCGATCGTGCTCCGCCCGGCCTGGGCAGAGCAGGTTGCCGTTGGGCAGCCGGATCGACTTGACCTCGAGGATCACCCCGCTGCCGTGGCGCAGCTTGATCTTCTTGGCAGGCATCGGCGTTACCCGATCTTATACGCTCGCAGGAAGGATCCCGCAAGGATTTGTACGCCGCCGCCCGTAGCCGACTGCTTCGCCTGAAGCTGGACCGTCCCGGCCGTCGCGCCTGGGCTGATGAGGCCGTAGATATAGGCGGTGTACTGGGCGGCCGAGGCGCCCCCGAGCACCGAGAGCGTGGCCGTCGCAACGGTGGACATCGAGGGCGCCGTGATGTTGTTGACGGCGTAGTTCGTCGAGACGAGGTTGACTGGCGCGCCGGCCATGACGCTCGTCAGGCACTCGAAGGTGATCGCGCCGACGGAGACTCCGGCCGGGAATGTGAAACCGAACGCGGTGCCGGTGACGACGGAGACCGTGAAGAGGACTTGGCCCTCGATCTGGTAGTAGCTCGAGGACTGGACCGACAGCGACATACCGCTGACGTTCGCGAAGCTCGCGGCCGAGATGACCTGGGCGCCGGTCACCTTGCGCATCTGGACGGTCCCGAATCCGGCCGAGACGACGGAGGCTTGCTGGCTCAGGACGCTGACCTGCTGAGACAGGACCGAGACCTGCTGGGAGAGGACGCTGATCGCCTGGCTGTGGATCGAAAGCTGTCCCGCTGAGAGGGCAGAGACGGCGTTCGACAGCGCGTTGTGGGCCGAGGTCAGGTTCGACAGAGCCGCCGTCGTGACGGACATCTGCTGGCTGAGAACCGAGACCTGCTGCGAGAGGACCGAGACCGCCTGTGAGAGCGCCGACCACTGGCCCGCACTCAGGACGGACATCGCCTGGGAGAGCGCGTTGTGGGCCGAGAGGACGTTCGAGATCGCCGTCGAGAGCGCGTTGTCGGCCGAGATCCTGTTGCTGATTTCGTTGCTCAGCGCGTTCGACACGATGCTGGCGGCGTTCGAGGCCGCCATCGCGGCAGACATCGCGTTCGAGGCAGCGTTGCTGATGGTGGTGTCGGCGGCCGAGAGCGCTGACTGGAGGTTCGAGATCTTCGTGCTGGTGACGCTCCCGCCTCCACCCACGACCACCGCCGAGATCCGATTGCTCAAGGCATCGACGACGGACTGCCAGCCCTGGACAGACGCCCCGCCGACCGACTTCACCGAGACGTTCGTCGGAGCGCCTCCGCTCGCGGAGATGCGGTTGCTCAGGGCGTTGAGGATCGACTGGAGCCCCTTCACCGAGGTCCCGCCGACTGACTTGACCGAGACGCCAGCGAGCAGCGTGCTCAGGGCGGCGGCTGCCGCGCTGGCCGCGTTCGCCAGGCTCAGCGCGTTCGACGCCGCGTTCGAGACGACGTTCACGGCACTCGTGCGGTTGCTGATCTCGTTGGAGAGCGCATTGGAGACGACGCTGGCCGCGTTGCTCGCGGCATTCGCTACCGACAGCGCGTTGGAAGCGGCGGTCGAGACGATGCTCGCCGCGTTCGAGGCCGCGTTCGCGACCGAGAGGACGTTCGAGATGTCGTTCGAGAGCGCGTTGATCGCCGACTGGAGCCCTTTGACGGAGGCTCCGGAGGAGTTCCTCGCCGACACCCCGACGAGGAGCGCCGAGATCACCGAGACCTGCTGGCTCAGGACGGAGATGGCCTGGCTGTGAATCGAAAGCTGGCCGGCGGACAGCGCTGAGATGACATTCGAGAGCGCGTTGTCGGCGGACTGCCGATTGCTGATCTCGTTCGACAGAGCGTTCGAGAGGACCGAGAGATTCTGGCTGTGGACCGAAAGCTGCTGCGAGAAGATGGAAAGCTGGCCGGCGGACAGGGCGCTCAGCGCGTTCGAGACCGCGTTCGCGATCGAGGTGGCGTTCGACGCTGCGTTGCTCACCACGTTCACGGCGGAGTTGCGATTGCTGATCTCGTTCGAGAGAGCGTTGCTGACGATCGAGGCCGCGTTCGACGCCGCGTTTGCGACGGAGAGCGCGTTCGAGGCCGCCGTCGAGACGATCGAGACCGCGTTGCTGACTACGTTCAGCGCGCTCTTCCTGTCGCTGATCTCGTTCGAGAGAGCGTTCGAGACCACGTTGATCGCGCTCTGAAGGTTCGACTGGACGTTCGAGACTTTCGTCGAGGTGACGGAGCCTCCAGCGATGGCGGAGATTCGGTTCGATAGAGCGTTGAAGATGCTCTGGAGCCCCTTAACAGACGTGCCGCCCGCGCTTTTGGCGGACAGTCCCGCGAGGGCGACGCTCAGCGCGGCCGCGGCCGCCGACGCGGCAGAGGCGACGCTCATCGCGTTCGAGACCGCGTTCGAGAGCGAGTCGTCCTTCGAGGCCCTGGCTGCCGCCTCTACCGAGAGCGCCTGGCTGACGACTGACGCCGCGTTGCTGGCGGCGTTCGCCACCGAGAGGACGTTCGACACCTTCGTCGACGTCACGCTGATCGCGGCGAGCGTGTACGGCAGGGCGTTCCAGGCCGTGATGCCGTCGCCGAGCTTGCCCTTGAGGGTGTCGGTCTCGACGCCGAACTCGCCCTGCGCGAGGGTCGGATTCGCGGCCGTCCAGGCTGCCGCGGTGCCCCGGCGAAGCTGGATCTGGACCGCCATCAGGGCGTCCCTCCGTCAATCGGCGTCACGCCGCCGTAGATGGTATCGGGGAATCCGCCGTCGAGGTTGGGTGACCCGCCGCCGCCGCCGGCCGGGACGGACCACGTCGCGTCCGCCTTGAGGAACCGACCCGCCGCCGCATCGCCGGCTACCGGCGCCGGGACGAGACCGCGGTGACCGCCTGCGCCCGTGTCGCCGATGAGGGAGCGAAGCTGGATGTCGAGGACCGCGGCGTCCCCGCCGAGGCTGGCGTAGCCTCCCGCCTTACCCTTCTCCGATCGGACCTGGTACTGCTCGCTCGTGTAACCCTTGCGGCCGTCGAGGCTCTCCTGCACGCCCTGAAGGAACAGGTAGAGCTCGCCCCTGACCTTCTCCCAGGTGCCCGACCGGAAGTCTCTGAGCCACGCCATGCTACTTCCGCTTCCGCTCGCGCCACTCGACTTCGCCGCCGGAGACCCGCTGCATCACGGAGGCGAGCAGCGCTTCGTGGGCGGCGTCGTGCGAGTAGCGGTAGATCCGACGCAGGACCTCCTCCTGAGCGACAGGAGGCAGGTTCGTGAAGCTGTCGTCCTCGGCCAGGCCGCGGGCGAACTCCGTGGCGCGCGAGGCGTAGCCGGCGTAGGTGGCCCGCTCGTCGGGCGTGAGGTCGATGCTCTTTCCCTCCGTCCCCGGCACGACCATGTTCTTCGGCGACGACGACGGGATGTAGCCGGTCTCGAGGAAGATGCGCTCAAGGTTCTTCTCTGGGCCCGCTTCCGGGGAGTAGCGGAAGGGCGAGGCGAAGCGCGAGACGACGTCCTCGGGCCGCGTGATCTCCTCGCCGGTCCCGCCGTGCCGCGCCGGGACGCTCTCGGAAAGGATCGGGATCCTCGAGAGGATCGTGGAGCTGATGTCCGGCGTCTCTCGCACGACGGGGTCGATCGCTTGCGCGGCCTTGGCGAAGATGTTGGGCACCACGACACCGGCCATCCGACGCAGGGCCAGCGGGCCCTCGCGGGCCGGGTCGCCGATCGCCTCGCTCAGGGAGACGATGCCCTGGAGGTAGGTCTTCTGTACGAGGTTCGTCGTGAGGCTCTGGAGGAGCTTGTCGTACAGGTGGCCGGCGGTCTTGGGATCCGTCGCCTCCGCGAGGTCGCCGGCCCAGCCGATCGTGGTGCCGAGCGGCTCCATGCGCGACAGCGAGACCCAGGTGTTCCCGAACTTGACGGCATAGGGGACCTTGCCGGTGTCCCGCCAGACCCGCTGCGCGTCCGGATCGGTCGGCCCGGAGCCGGTGATGAAGCCCTGCCGCGCCGCGAGGTACAGGCCCGCTCCGAGCAGGTTGCCCCAGACGACCTTCGCCATCTCGTCCGAGAGCGCGCCACCCGTGAGCTCGCCCGTCTGCGCCCGGCGGAAGACGCTGTAGGCGCCGAACGGGGAGCGCTGGAGCGCGTTCGCCAGGATCCGGCTCGGCACCGCCATGAAGGGGACGAAGAGGCTGATCCACGGGTGCTGATGCCGCATCTGCATGAAGGCGCGGGTCAGCGGGTCGACCTGGTCCTGGAAGGTGGCTTGGCGCGCGGCGGCCATGCTGCCGTCGTACATCGCCTGGAGCTTGGGGTTCTGGGCGACGTAGCGGTTCTCCTCGCGCGAGAGGACCTCGCCCATCTGCTTTCGCGTCATGATGTCGGCGAAGCGGCCGAACTGGTCCTGGAGCTCGCCCATCCGTGCCTGGACGTGCGCCTCGTCCCACGCGATGCCGCTCTTCTGCGCCTCGCCCATGACCTGCCGGAGGATCCGCGCAGCCACCTCGCTCTGCATCGCGGCGTACTTCGCCCCGTAGTCGAGGCCCTTGATGATGCGGCTGGCGCTGCGGATCACGGTCCCGAACGGGCCCGGGATCGCCGGAGGGTGAAGCTCTCCGAAGGTGAAGAGGTCGAGCTCGGCCTTGTCCGGGTGGATCAGGTAGTCCGCCGCCGCCTTCAGCGAGTCCATCAGCCCGAAGTTGGCGTTCAGGTGAGCCTTGAAAGCCTCCTGCATCTCGCGGGTCCACCGCTCCGGCTCCGGCGAGACCTTGCGTCCGAACATGCGCTCGAAGAACTGCCGAGGGCCCTTCTCGAGGACACCCGCGACGCCGCGCTCGGGGATCCGCAGGAAGGACTCGAAGGCCACGTCCGAGAGCCGCTTCGCCGCGAACGTGGGCAGGCCGGAGATCAGAGAGTTGACCCAGTATTCTCGGACGTAGTCCCAGACCTTCGGCTTGTTCATCTCCCGGGCAATCCGGGTGACCGCCGCGGCGTCCTTCCGCAGCAGCGCGTCGGCGAGCGCGTCGGCCTGCTTCTGATTGATCGCGCCACGGAGTAGCTTCTGGAAGGTGAGCTCGAGCGGGCTCAGCGGCTCGGAGGCGATACGCATGGCCGCGAGGGCGCGTCCGATCTCCGTCCCGGCGGCGACGCTGTGCAGCGCGATGGCTCCGAACTTCGAGTTGGCGATGAAGTATTCGCGCTGGGCCTCGAGGACCTCCTCCTTCAGTCGCGCCTTCACCTTCTCGTCGGTCTCTTCGGAGAACCGCTTCTGGAGGTCGCGCCAGTCGCGGAGCTTCTCTGTTGCGAAGGCCGCCGCCGTCTCCCGGGCCCGGCGGCCGCCTGTGATCTGGGCGGCATCGAGGACGCCATGTAGCTTCTGGAGCCGGATGACTTCCTCTGCCGTGTAGCCGTTCTGAAGGGCGAGGCGCTTGATCTCGTCGAAGGTCATCGGCCTACGCGCGTTCGCAAACTCCTCCCGCGCGGCGTCGACGAAGCGCTTCTCGTAGTCGGCGACGTCCTCCTCTGTCTGCGTGCGCCGGAAGTTGATCGGGTCGTCTGGCCTGCCGCCCGGCTTCCCGCGCTCGGGCATCGGCTCTTCGCCGGCATGGGCAGCCGCTTCGCCCGCTCGGCGCGCAGCGGCGCCAGTGAACGGCTCGGGCCCGCGGCGCCCCTCGGGCTCGGGCGCCTCGCCTCGCGGCGGCATCCTGGGCGGACGCGGGGGCCGCGGAGGCTCACCACCACCGGCTCCGGCCTCCTCCCGCGGCGCGCCCTCGCGCTCAGCCGGACTGAAGAGCCGCCGGATCGCGCGCCAGATCCCAGCCAGGAAGTCGCGCAGGCCGCCGAACATCCGGCCGACCGTCCGCATCATGGCCTCGGACCACGAGCCGAAGCTCTTGGCGCCGCGATAGGCGAGGTCCGCGCCTTCGATCGCCACGTCGGCCAGGTGCTCGGGGTCGACGCCCATGTTCGCCGTCCCGCCGCGGGCCCGCTTCCGGTTGCGCTTCTTGGCGCCGTCGACGATCTTCTTCCACTTCGATTCGGGCGGCTCCGCCTCGGGCGCGCCCGGCGGCGCCGGCTTGGTCGGGGGCGGCGGTTGCTGGCCGCCTCCGCCGTGGCGGAGGTTGACCCGGTCCGCCTCGTCCTTCGCCTGCCGCAGCCGGAAGAGCTCAGGCGTCGCGGTGTTGCGCGCCAGGTCGTAGCGGGCGTCTCCGGCCTCCTTCCCGTAGACCCGCTCGAGCTCGGCCTGGTAGGCGTCGTCCGCGTCTTCGGCCGCCTGCTTGGCTGCCGTCGGGCCGGCTTCATCGACGGCCTGGGCGAGCCGCTCGCCGAACTCCTGCTCGCTGATCTGGTCCGTCGTCAGCAGCTTCGACGGCTTCGCGGCGGCTGCCCGGATGGGCGCGACCTTGCCGGGGACCTTCTCGCTGGGCGGCGTCCAGTCCTCGAGAGCCAGGGTGAGGGCATAATCGGGATCCGCGGCGAAGGCAGTCGCGTTGTGGAGCGCTCCGTACTTGCTGACGAAGGCTTCCCGGGCGCCGAACGCCTGACGCTGGGTGTCAGGGCGCACGATCCCGTCCTTCATCTCGGCGCCGAGGTCGCGGGCTGCGTCGCGGACGCGCAGCCAGGCGGTCAGTTTCCGGTCCGTCGGGTCCGGCTGGAGGCTGCCGGGCCGATCGCCGTGGCCGTCCCACGGACCCAGCATACCGGGCGTCGCGCCAGCGCGGGCGAGCCTCTCGCCGATCTCCTTGGCCTGATCCTCGACCATAGGCAGGGGCGGCTCGCGGCGCATCCGGCCGCCGAGCGCCTGCTCGACCTGCTTCGCGGCGGCTGGATCAAGCTGGTTCGCCTTGTTCCAGAAGGTCGCCTTGAAGACTTGCAGGTCGGGATTCAGGCCGTGGCTGGTGTCCACCGACTCGAGGTTGACGGAGTGCTCCGGTGCCATCGGCTGAAGGAAGGAGCGCAGCGTCTCCTTGTCCACCGTGCCCTCTGCCCGGTGGAAGGCGAGCGTCAACTGGCCTCCGTCGGCCGTCACTTCCGCGAGGCGGGGCAGCGCCTTGACCGGCGCCACCTTCTCGGCGAGCGCCTTGTTCTCCGCCTCGAGTTGGGCGAGCCGCTGCTCCTTCAGCGCGGCGTTCTCCTTCTCGACCGTCGCCAGACGATCCTCGATCGGAAGCGGCTGCTGGGCCCGCTCGAAGGCGGCTTGGCGCTCGCGGGCGGCCGCCTCCTCGTCCTGGCGGAAGAGCGGCGCCTCGGCGAACGTCTCGGCCGGCTTCGGGGCCGGCGTGCCGGCCGCGGCCTCGAGCGTCCCCGGGATCAGGGCTTGATCGCCCTCCTTCGTCTTCTCGTAGAGCGGCCGGCGGGGAGCCGTCTCGACCGGCGCTGGCTCCGGAGGCGCCCCCGCGCGCTGGCGGTCCCGCAGCCCGGCCGCGATCTCGTCGGGGTATCCCCGGGACCACAGCGGGTCAGTCTGGATTTCAGACGCATGGCGGTAGGCGAACTCGGTGTTCCACTTGTCGACGGCCTGGTGGATCTCCGTCTCCTCCGGGTTGCCCTTGTCCCGCTTCAGGGCGGCGACCATCTCCTTCGGGCCGAGGTTCACATCCTCGACGGCCGTCCCGGGCTTCTTCGAGCCGACGGCGAAGGTCTCCCGCTCGCCCTCCCAGCCGCGCCCCATGTCCCGGTTCGCCCGGCCGACCCGCTGGCCCTCCCGGCGCGCCCGGCCGTTCTCATCCACGATGTCGCGAGGGCCGGTCGGCTCGAGCCGCTCCTCCTCGGCCACCTGCCGCACGGCGTCGTCGGCGGTGGCATGGACGAGCGCCCGGCGCGCAGGAGTCCAGTCCTCCTGCCCCGGCAGGATGCGGTTGCCCTCCTCGTCTCGGGGTGGGTCGGGGACCTTCGCCCACCGGACCTTGCCGGCCTTGTCCTTGGCGTCCTCGAGCGCGGCCTGGTGCTGGGCCACGGCGGCGACGTCCGCGGTGGGCGCGCCGCGGGCAGGAAGCGGCTGGAGATCCTCGGGCGGCGTCCGCTCGGCGTGGAGCCGGGCGATCGAGCCGACCAGCCGACCCTCGGGCCCGTAGAGCGTCGCCCGCGTCCCCTTGCGGTCCACGCGCCATTCGCCCTCGCCGGCCGCCCGGACGGTGTGGAAGTAGTCCGGATCGACCGGGACGGAGACCGGCTGGCCTGGCCGGATCGCGCCCTGGAGCCAGACCGCCGGGACGCGCTCCGGCGTCGTCTTGCCATGGAGTTGCGTGATCGCCGGACTGCCCTCCTCGAAGCCGATCGGCTGGGCCGGGACGTCCGCGGCCGTGGCCTTGACGATCGCCTCCGGCGCAACCGCGAGCTTCGAGGCGCCGCGGGCTCGGCCGTGGACGATCATGTGGTTGTTCGACCAGTACGGCTCGCCGTCGAGGTCGAACTGGCCGACTTTCGGGGCCGCCTGCGGCTTCCGCGTCGACTCCTTGGGCGTGAGCGCCCGGCCTGGTATGCTCGGCGCTTCCTCTTCGGCAGGCCCCGCCCGGGGTGCCGGCGAAGGAAGGGGTGGCGCGGTGGGAGCCGGCTGCGGACCGGCCGCAGCGGTAGGAACAGGGACGGAGGCAGGCGGTGCCGGTTCCGGGCGGGGGGCTGGGGCCGGCGTCGGTGCCGGTATCCGGAGGCGAGGCGCGGGCGGCGTGACGTCCACCACCGGGGCGCCGGGTGGGGGCATGGGCCCGGGAGCCGGCGGCAGCACCTCGACGGGCGGCGGTGGCTCCTGGGCCCCGGCTCGCGCGCCCGCGCCAGCCGCTTCGCCTCCCGTGAGAACCTTGGCCTCCTCCGGCCGCGGCGCCTCCGGCTGGCCGGCGCCCTCGGCCTGTGCGCGCTCGAGGAGTTCCTGGATGCCCGGCCGCGTTGCCAGCTTGCCCGCCTGCACGCCCTCGAGGGGGGTCAGCGGCTCGGCGGTCGCCGGAGGCTCCTGCGTCGCAACGTGGGGCATCCTGGACGGCGCCGGGCCTGGAGCGGTCACGGGGGCCGTCTCCGGCATCACCGGAGGGCGCGGAGGCGCGGCTGGCCCGGTCGCTGCGCCCGGGGCGGCCGCCGCGGTGGCTCCGAGCGAGGCGTGCTGGAGCTCGGCCTCGATGATCTGGAGGGATTCCTCGATCTGGAGGGCCCGGTTCATGTCGACGCCGCCGGCCCGCTCCTGCTGGAGTTGGTCCCGAAGCTGGAGGAGGTCCCCGGCGCGGCCGACGACGTAGTCCGGCCCGTACCGCCTGGCGCGGTAGAGGTCCTGAAGGGCGCTGCGATGGCGCCGCAGGTCCATCGCCCGGGTCAGGTCGTTCTGCTGGATCGACGTCCGGATCGCCCCCTCGATGCCCGACAGCGTCGAGAGGAGGGCCTCGTCCGACATCTGGTCGGGCGTCTTGGGGATGTTGACCTCGGGGAGCGCCGGAGGGCCCGGCGGCGCCACGGGGGGCCGCGGCGGCGGAGGGACCTCGGCGCCAGCCTCGCCGACGCCAGCCTCCGGACCGGGCGGCAGGGGGTAGCCGGGGGCGATCTGGGCGGGGTAGGCGCCGTAGTCGGGCGGCGCCGGAGGTAGACGCGGGGCGCGGGGCGCGCCGGGCTCGCGGGGGATCTCCCGCGCGTAGACCACGGGCGGCCGCAGCGGCATGACGCCCGTCTCGGCGTTCTCGCCTCCCGCTGTCCAGCCTTCCGGATTCGCGTTGAGCGGCTCGCGCGGCGCCCCTCCCAGGAAGGTGCTTCCGAGCGTGAGGCCCGAGAGCGCTGCCTTGGCGCCCTCCTCAGACGTGGTCGGTGTCCATCCTTCGCGTCGGTAGTTCTCGTAGGTCCGAGCGACGCCTTCGGCTGTCGCCTTCGCCATCATGGCGCGGAAGAGCCATTTCGCCGCGGAGCCTACTGGGCCGCCCGGTAGGCCCGCGAGCATCAGCCCTGCGTTCACCGGGTCCGTCGCCATGTCGCCGACGAACTCGCCCACGGCCCGGCCGACGCCCCGGGCGTGCTGCTCGGCCGGAGACTGGCTCACGTCTGGGCGCCCCGCGAGCCCCTCGGCCAGGAGGGTTCCGGCCGGGACTGGCTCCTCGCCAGTGAGAACTCGCTGCTGTAGCGGGCCGCCTGCGTAGTAGTTCGCGGCCACGCCCACGGCTCGCTTCGGAGCGTTCATGATCGCTCCGAGCGTGGACAGGATCCCCCGCTTCTTCTCCTCCTCCTCGGGGGTCTGGGCGGAGACGGCGGCCAGGGACGCGAGCGCGTCGGGGTCCGCGCTGTAGTCGGGCGCGGCCGCGCCGGGTGCCAAAGGAGGCAGCCGTGCCAGGATCCGGTCCATCTCGTCGTCGAACCGCGTCCGCGGCACCGGCTACTCCTTCTTCGGCTGCTGCTGCCCTCCGCCCGACGTCACGAGATCCTCGAGCGGGTTCACTCGAGGCGAGAGGTTGCGCTCGACGAGCGCCCCCATCTCGAGTTCGGCCTGGCGCATGAGGCGGTCCTGCGCCTGTTGCTTCTGCATGGCGGTGGCCTTCGCATACCGCGGGTCGGTCCAGATGGCGTTGATGTCGTTCTGGAGCTTCACCATCCGGCCGCGGATGACGGCCTGCCGCTGCGCCTCCATCCGCTCCTTGATCTGCTCGACACCCGTGTGCGCCCCGGCCGCGATCTCCTCGGCCAGGAAGGGCTCCTCGGCGAGCATCTTCGAGCGCGCCTGCGCGGCCCGCGCGCCGGCCTCCGCCGCCTTGGCGGATTCCTCCTGCGCGCCCTCGGCTGCCTCCTGCCGCTCCCTCTGGCCCTTCCACGAGGCCCAGTCCAGCAGCGCCTCCTGCTTCGTCGGCGTCCGGAAGGTCTCGCTCGGACCGCCCGTGGCGCCGTTCGGCCCGATCTGGGTGACGACAGCCTCGTCGCCGGCCGTCGAGTTGCCGCTGGCCTCGAAGGTCCCTGGCATCGGCTGCCCGGCCCGGGAGGAGGCGAAGGGATCCCGCGGGCTGTGGAGTCCCGCACGGAGCCGCGGGTCGCCGCCGACCGCGGTCGCGTCGTAGGTCTGCCAGCCCTCCCCGGGAAGCTGGTAGCGGAGCAGGTTCTTCGGGTTGGCCGGATCGGTCTGGCGCGGGTCCTCGTGCGTCTGCGCGTAGGCGGCGCCGACGGCGTGCGCCCCGGCCTGGACCGCGGCCGGAGACGGCTGGCGAGCGGGCTGCGGCACCGGAGCGGTGGGCGGCCGCGGCGCCGGATTCGGCACTTCGGCGCGGACCGTGCTCCGGAAGGCGGCTCCCAGCGAGGAGTCAGCCGGGTCGACGTACTGCGGGACCTCGACGACCTCGCCCGGCTTCGCCTGCGCCTTGGCCGCGGCATCGAGCTTGGCCTGCGTGGACTGTTCCGTGCCCTGCCGCGCCTGGTCGGCGAGCCGCTGGTTCTCGAGGTCGAACTCGGCCTGCCCCTGGTCCGGAGCGAAGCTGATGTTGACCGGAGCGTTCGGGTCAGGAAGCCGGCCGTAGCGGTCCGCTCGCCCGAAGAGCGCGACGCGCGACGGCATCACCGTGCTGCTCATCAGAGCCTCCTCGCGGCCATCGCCTCGGCCAGGTCCCCCGCCCGGATCTTCTTGCGCTGCCGGGCCCGCGGATAGATCGGCTTGAGCTCCGTGGCGCGCTCGTTCGCGTCGACCGGCTCGCTCCGGGTGAAGGTGCTCAGCTTGTCCCCCGGCGAGTGGAAGTGCTTCCAGTTACGGATCGAGCTCACGTCCCCTGCCCCCACGGCGCTTCCGGCAGCCCGATCTGCGGCCGCGAGCCGCCCGCCGACTTCAGCAGCTCGGCGTAGATGTCGAAGCCGTTCGGGAACTGGCTCCCCGTGCTCATCGCCTGCGCCGCGGGGAGGTTGAAGAAATTCATGCCGTTCTGCGGGCCCTTCGTCCCCGTGTAGTTCTGGAGCGGGTTCATCTGGTAGTCGAGGTCCTGCTTGTTCATGTAGAGCCGGCGCTCGGGGCTCATCTGCTGCGGGGGCATCGTCGAGGTCGGCGCCGCCGCGGAGAGGCCGGAGTTCGGCTGCTGGCGGCGCAGACGGTCGTCCTCGGCCCACTTCCGCCGCTCCATCGCGGAGCTCAGCCCCTCCTCGCCGGCCCGCTCGGAGAGGTTGAACATCTTGCTCATCGCGTCCGCCAACATCCCGGCGTTGATCCCGTAGGGCGAGAGCGAGCCGCTATCGTCCCCGGGGGTCATCGTCGTCGCGAGCCGCCCTGAGCCATAGGTGCTGTTGAGCGATCCCATCTTGGCCCCCTCAGTACGAGTAGGAGTTCGCCATGTTGGCGAGCGTCGCCAACATCTGCGTGTAGGCGTTCTGCGCCGACGTCGCCGCCATCACTTCGTTGCGC